CAACCACCAATTGGTGAAATAGCGCACGAGCTGCTTGTTCGTCCTCATTAAGAATGTGCTCAATGAGTTGTTCGTATTTGTTCATTTAGGAACTCCTTTAAATGTTTGGCTTTGTAGTATTATTTACATAACAGCGCATATTTCGGGGTTTTATGCGTGTTTTTTAGACGTTTTTGAAGTGATACTTATAGACCACCAGCCCCCGCAGCTGGTTCAGCACTGGCTCCGTACTGTTCTTGTGTGTCTTTCATCTTCTTCTCAAACTCAAATTTACGCACATCGTTTGCCATTCTCAAGCGATTCAGGTGTGCTAGTGTTAGTCTTGTCTTGCGTAGATCCGACAATTTCATGACGGTATTATCGTCTTTTTCGCTTTGGTAGCCAGGCTTTGCTGGCTCAATAGTTTCAAATAAGTCGGTTACAAACATAGTGTTATTTATATGTTTGCTTACATTACACCGGGTGGGCTGGCTGGTGCTGCTGTTTGACCGGGTGCTCCTGCTTCGGATCCTGCACCTGTGTCTAGTGCGCCTCCAGCGCCTTCGGCTCCCTCAGGTGGTGTAACTTGAGACAAGTCGTTAGCAAGTCCGCCAGGAGTAATACCAACGTTACGCAAGTTGGCTTGTCCAGCATCTTGTGTCTCTGCTTTGCCTTTTTCTTCGGCCCACATCATCTCGTTTTCGCTCATTTCCATCTCGCTTAGTCCCAAATAGCGCTTCATCAAGAAACGTTTACTTAGGTAAGGATACTGTTCAAGCTGTGTAAATGTGGCAATTTTTGCACTGTCAATGTCTGCTTGGCGGTACTGTGCAAAGTTTTGTGGTTCGTTAAAGTGCAGTTCAAAGATCTGTCCGTCAATGTTGATGCCTCTCCAACGCATAAACATCTTGAACTCTTGATCCAATTTGTCAATAACCATGCTCTGTAGACGCTTACAGTACTGATTGAAACGCCATTCTTGTATAAGAGCTGTACCTACTTTACCGTCGCTAACTGCCTGTGTTCCGTCATCAACGCCTGTTGGCAAGTAACTAGCAGGGATACGTAGTCCACGGAATAGTTTGTTAGTAAAGAATTTCAAGTCTGTGATCTCGCCCAAGTTTTGTCCACCTGGCAAGATTTCAACACTAGATCCACGTCCGTCAGCAGTCTGTGGGAAGAAGAAGTCTTCGTTAGTCTGCAATGGATTGTAGGTGGCGTCCATCATGTTTTGGCCACCCTGTGTCTGTGTAGGAATACGTCTTTGGTTGATCTCGTTCTTGATACGTTCAATAAAGGCCATGGCCATGTGCGTTGGCATGTTGCCCACGTCAATTTTGAACATGCGGCGTTCAGGAGCACGTTGTACACGATAGATAATGATACTGTCTTCTAGCAATTCTTTTTGTTTGAATACTTTGAAAACGTTTTCTAATACTGAGTTACCAAATGGCCAGAAGATGTCAAGACCTTCAGTCAAGCTCAAGTGTACTACGTGTTCTGCATTAACCACTGCCTCGTTCTGTGCATGACTAAAACGCGAACCACCACTGTAGGGAGTACGGGGTTGTACATAGGCACCACTAGGTCCGCCAACTTGCGGATGGTTAGTAAATGTATCGCTAGTACTGACTGCAGTCACAGTCATGTTTTGGAAGTTGGGGTTAATGTCTTTGATAACATACTGCTCAGGCTTTTTACCATCACTCTCGTTAACAATAACTTTGGTAACTTTGCTCATTTCAACCCAGAACAGTTTGAACGTTTCTGGATCACGTAGGAATACTTGATCTCCGTACTTGATTGTGTTACGAAAAACTTTGAAGATACGCTTGTTAAATTCGTTCAGTGTGATCCACTGTTGTAGCTGCTCTTTGATGATCTTGACTTCGTTGTCTGTGGGTTTTTCGTGAAAGTGCAGATCAAATGCGCTGAGATTTTCGTCGTTCTTTTGTGTCGAGAACTCAGCCAAAATATCTAGAGCAGCGTTAACTTCACTGTCCATGTCCATTTGTTCGTACTGATTATAACGCTCAATACGGTTTGGGTGTCCGATGTAAACCTCAGGTAACGTGCTGGCTGTAGCACGATATGCAGGGTTTACTGTTTGACTTGGGCTACCAATTGGACTAGTTTGTCCTTGAAAGTTGCCTGTCTTAAAATACTTTTTCCATCCGGCCATTATATGTTCCTACTGTGCAATATTTACCATGTATTATGATGATACGTGCAGAAGTTTCTTACTGTAATCAACGTTCTCTTTGAGATAAGCTACCATTTGCTTTTGTTGAGTTACAATCTCTGTCATGAGTTTAGCAGTATCAGTCTCTCCTGCGCCACCAGTTTTACTTGTGCTACCCCCGCCCAATAGGTGATCTAGACCGCTTACAACTGCCATTTTTGCTAGATCTGCTGCTGTAGGCAAGCTCTCATTGATCTTTTTCATGGCGCCAGCGACCGCTGTTAGTTTTTCTGGACTCAGTTGTTCAAACTTTTGAATACCTGCTACTACAGCATCAAACCCACCTGTACCACCAACAATTCCGGCTAGTGCTCCGCCAACACCAAACGGCAACATGGCTATACCAATTGCTGCAATGCCCGGTGCGATTGCCAACAACTTTAAGGGATTTACTTCTGTTGCCATTTTAATCAGTGCGTCTGCAACACCACCAACAATGAGTGTAACTGCTTTACCAATAGATTCAAAAGCCGGGGCCGCTAGTTTAAGGCCAAAACCAAGCCCCACAACCGCTGCGGTTAGTGTCAATATAACTGGAATAGCAGGTGTTAACGCTGTTAGTCCTTCAGCTAGCTCTGTTAAGAATAATGATATCTTAGCACCCTTTGAAACACCACCGCCCAGCTCTTCTGCACCTTTACCTAATGCTGACATTCCGCCGCCCAGTGCTTTCTCTCCAAGAGCTTCAACACCTTTGGCTGCGACACCTTTGCCAAGTTTACCTGCTGCATACTGCGATAAAGCTATACCAATTACTGGTGCAATAACGCTTGCAATAACACTACCCCAACCACTGAAAATACTCATCAGTGCTGAGCCACCACCAGCAAACACACTGAGAGCACCTTTGACGTTGTTGGCATAGCTCTTCAGTGCGTCAGAAAACGCAGGCAATTGCTCCTGTGCAATCTGTTGCAGTCCTATAGCAAAGTCTTGCTGTTGTGCCATCATGTCCCCAGCAGTGCCAGGTTGTGTGCCTTTATTTTGTTGTTCTTGTATTGCTGCGGCACGTTTGCTTGCATTACCAAATTTGGCCATGTATTGACCTGCTGAATTTAGTGCCTTGGCTGCTTCAGCAGCAGGACCCTGCGTAGCCAAGCCAATTGATTTACCTAGTTTATTATTTGCTTCTAGCGCTTCTTTACTGTTTCTTTCGTAAGCATCAGCAACTGTTTGAATATTAAGATTATGCTGTTGCGCCGCTGCAAACTGCTCGTCTTGTGCTTTACGTATACCATCGTTAGTTGCTCTTGCGATGTTTAAATCTTGACTAACAACTGTACCATAAATTTGTTTTTCGCGGAAGGCACGTTGATCTTCAGCACTCATCAGCTTCATGGCTTCAATAGTTCTAAAGCGTTCTTTCTCATCAAGACCGTTTAGATAACTGTTAAATGCCAACGTATCATTTTCTTGGCGTAGCTTTTCTTCTCGCGCTTTGGCATCTTGACCTGTAATATCACTGATTAACTTTAAGTTTGCTGCATATTCTCGTGTGGTTGCTTGTACTTCTGCGTTGCTGGCCTTTAGTTGTCCACTGGGACCTGCCATCAATGCCATGGTATGTGCAACTGCATCGCCTTGCTCTTCTGCGCTCATGCCTAGAGCATACATTCCGTCTTTGAGTTTCTTCGCACCCGGACCGTCACTCATAACTGATGCTAAACGCTTGGTGCCTTCAGTAACGCCCATGCCCATTTGTGCAAAGTTAGCAGTATTGGCCTTAACTACTCCGCTGAACTGTTCTAGTGTCAGGCCAGCATTTGACGACATGGTCATTAAATCTGACATAGATCCCGACAGTACTGCACCCGATTGACTTAGTGTTTGAAATGATTTGATTGAGGTATCTACTTGCTTGAGCAAGAAGTCCATGCCAGATTCAGCCAGCTGTGTAATTGCACCAACTGCAACGCCAACTGCTTGGCCAAGTACTGCGAGTTTTTGTCCTGACTTGTCACCATTGCGGGCCATTTGCTCGCCGGCCTTGACCAATGAGTCGGCGCCAACTTTGATACTATCTCCCAAAAACTCCAGCTGAGTTTTCATCAGTGCTGTAGCCGATTGGAATGCGTCTCCCGAGTTCAGTGCTGTGGTTGCGACTCTAGTAAATCCCTTGACCACAGTACCGCCAATGGTTCCAACCAGTTTGTCAACGGCCTCTTCCATTAGTTCTTCGGACGTGACTAATCTATCGTCCCAGTCTTTTAGAGACAGTCCAGATTTTTTAAGCCACTTGGCAAAATCTTCTTGCCGTTTCTTTTCCTCAGGCGTTAGCCCAGAATCATTCTTATCAGCCATTTAGTACCTATAAATATGTAGTATATCAAGTATATTTATAGGAAAAAACATGACACAATTTGTCCCTCAAGCAAATCCGGCACCCAACGGGAACCCTTTAACCAAGCATTTTAGACAACCTGCTATTTTTACACGCTTGGTCAGCGGTGGCAAATACTGGCCCGATGGCTCACTAGATTTACCCGTGACTGGTAAGATTCCAGTGTATCCTATGACTACACGTGACGAGATAACGCTGAAAACACCAGACGCCCTAATTGACGGAACCAGTGTTGTTAGTGTAGTACAGAGCTGCTGCCCAAATATCAAAAATGCTTGGGAAATGCCCAGCGTGGATGTTGATGCTGTGCTGATTGCTGTGCGTATTGCCAGTTACGGTCCCACAATGGAAATTGAAAGTACTTGCCCGCATTGCAAGCACGAACACAATTACGATGTGGATCTCAGCAGTATACTTGATCGTTTGCAACTGCCCAACTATGATCAAGAAGTGCGTATTGATCAAGAAGTTACCGTTAAACTACGTCCACTAACATACTTGCAGGTTAGCCGTGCAGGTAGTGCTGCATTTGAAGAACAACGCTATATCCAGTCCTTGGCCAATAGCGATACTTCTGAAGATGAAAAGAAACAGCAATATACCAAACACCTTGAAAAACTTGTTGAATTGAATCTCAACAATATTGTGTATGGTACTGAAGCGGTTATATTGAACAGCGTAGAACGTGTAACTGATTCTAACTTTATCAAAGAATATTACTTAAATGCCGAAACCAGTGTGGTGCGTAAGATTCAAGATAAAGTCAAAGAGTTTGCTGATACTGTTGCAATCAAACCCCTAGCAGTCAATTGTACAGAATGCGGTAAAGACTTTTCATTGAGCATTGCATTTGATTATTCAAGTTTTTTCGGCAAAGGCTTTTGAGTCTGGGCAACGATGAGATTGTCGCAATGATCAATCAATTTGATAAAGATTCAAAAGCCTTAAAAGAAGAAGCCCTGAGATTTTGTTGGTACATGCGCGGTGGACTCAGCTATGACGACGTATTCATGCTAAGTGCAAATGAACGTGATATCATAGGTAAAATAGTCAAAGAAAACTTAGAGACAACGAAAAAAAGCGGCCTCCCCTTCTTCTAAAAAAACGGCAAACCCAAGTCTGAAGAACACAAACAAAAGCTATCAGAATATTTTACCGGTAAATCCAATGGCTTACGCACAGAAGAAACCAAAGCTAAAATGCGTAAACCTAAGTCAGAGGAACACAAAGCTAAAATGCGTAAACCTAAATCACCAGAACACATTAAAGCAATATTAGAAGCTAAAGCAAGAAAAAAATTATCATCAAGTTAAGATGTTCTACGAACATCTGTTATTTCGCTTGCGCTCATAACTGTATTTTCATTGTTACTAGAGCGGAGCGACTTGAGCGAAGCGATATATACTGTTCATCCAGATCAACCAGTCACACTTTGCCCGCACAGGGCAAAAATGAATAGCGATTTCATCCGAGTCTCGCAGTCACTGAGCGTTAAAGCAATTACAGAGGCGGTTGTCCGGTACCTCGAGCTTAGTTCTTATCACAACGGCAGCTAATATAACATACGCCAGCATACTATATTAACCTGCTACATCACTGTAGCGTCTTTTCAGCCATAAAAATTCTGTTCAAACATCTAAACTGCGGCATTTGCAGTCGTCGTCCGGTTAAGGATAGTAGATGAGTGCTCTGTACGGCGCAGAGTCTTCCGTCCCCCTTTTTATCAGGTTGTCGCTAGGTACACGTTTTAAGACCTGTACGAGTCGTTATCCGTTCAGTTTGTTTATAATATGGGAGCCATGCACACGGACTGAGATCTGTCCGTTATAATAATCTGTTGATTCTAATACTCTATGTGTGAATTGTTCTCGAGCTTCGATGTAACTACATTCCGCTTTTGATTTGCAATAGTAAAGTATTTCTCTGGTAAAGTTTTCGGTGCCGTGAGTTTGAACGTCTCGGTTTAATTGATCGTTTGAGCCATAATAGGTAAGCCAATCGCTGTCGATCTTTGATCGAATCTTCTTTTTCTTTTTTGTGCCGTTCTTGAGTTTTACTGTTTTATAAGTGGTTTTTGCGAATTTCGCTAGTTTTTTGCCTATGTACTTTTTGCCAGATAGATTATTGACAATAATGTAAACAAAACCAACACAGTCGTCGGGTAGAGTTTCTACAGGGGTTCCTTGATAATACCATGTCATTGCACATATAGTTATGACTTTACCACTCAGTGGCGTATTTTTCATCAACTACAGCGCTTGAGCATTTGGTTTGGCATTCCTGCCAACGAAAGCTCTGAAAATCTTCTGACCAAAATTTGTGTGCCAATGCTTGTTCTAGTGTTGTATGATTTAAATTAAATTGTTCTGCCAGTATTTGCCATTCGTTATTGTGACTATATCTATTTGCAACCCAACAACAGGGAAACAATCTTCCCTGTGCATCAATGTATAGCCCCTTGTTACCAATAGCGCAAAGGGGTTTAATTGGTGCTGAGTTGATTAATTTATTGTGGAGTTTTAAGTTTGTTAAGGGAATAATGTGCCATGATGCTTGATCTGTTAAATCAGTGACTTCTCTCTCGAATCTGTGGGTAGAGCTAATTAAATCTCTACTAGGTTCAAGGGTATCGTCTGTGCCATAAGAATTGTATATTGAGCCAAATTTTGTACTCTTTGTTAGTTGAAATCTATCAACGCCCAACTGTTTTGCGAATCGTTGCATAAAATCTAACCGGTGCTCATTAAATTTAAATGCAATGGCCGCCCATACAATCATGCAGCGGCTGGTAGCTCGCAGGGTTTGTAGCCCGGCAATGATACTGTCCCAGTCGCTGTTGACGCGATAGATGTTATTACTGTAATTATCGTAGCCGTCAATACTAAAATGTACGCTGTCAATTTCAGTTAGGGTTTTGCCTAGTTCAATCCACCAAGTGATCTTTTTGTGTGATCCATTTGTAACAATCACAATCTCAACGGGCTTGATGCTTTTGATGTACTGTATAACAGGTATGAGATCGTGTGCATAGATAGGGTCACCGTCATCCCCACAGAATGTGATCTTTTCTACATTCGCTTGTATAAACTCAGGAGTAAAGTTGCGTTTGAAAAACTCTAGATCTAGTTCAGTGTTGACCAGCGTGTCGGGCACTTCTTGTCGAGCACAGCGAGGGCAGCGCAAGGTACACTTGCTGCTAATCTCAATGTGAAAATGCCAAGTTGCTAACATTAAGTTATTTCTAAATCTGTGTCGTAGCTGGTATAGCCGTTTTCTTTTACAACCTTGAGCGTGTTATTTACACGTCCGGCTAGCTCGTCTTTGTGACTCACGAGCCAAATACTCTTGTTGTGATCCCTACTCATCTTCTTGAGAATAGCCAGTGCGTTTTCAACACCACTGCTATCCATACCGCTGTCAACGAGCTCGTCGATGAACAGCAAGTTAATGGGCTGATATAGACTTTCCCACACATCGCGGAATGCCCAGCTCAAGCTCAAGATAAGTCGATTGCGCTCACCGCGGCTCAAGTTGTCAAAGTCCAAGTCGCGCCCTAGTTCTGTAATGCTTACAGTTAGGTCGTTGTTGAATTTTACAGTATGCGGCAGACCAATGCGATCTAAATATTGTCCTAAGCGAGCATTCAAGTAGCTCAAGTTCTGATCAATAATACGTTTACGGATAAAGCTATCCTTGTTGGTCAGCAGTTTGTGCAAGAAGTCTTGGTGTGTACGCAGCTCATCTAGCTCGTTCATGACTGCAAAGTCAATTTCCTCTAACGCCTGCTCCTGCATCTCACGTATTTGATCAACATAGGGATCCGCTTCATTTTGCTTGGCTGTAAGTTGCGCCAACACACTGCCCATGCTGCTACGATGTTCAAAGGCATCTGCTTCGTTATCATAAAACACCTTTGGCATCGTACCTAGCTCTCCCAGTGCCGCCAATGTGTCGGTATGTTCCATCAACTGTGTGTTGGTTGCTAGTGCTTGTAATGCGGCTTCCTGTAGTGCCTTGCGCTTTTCCTCTAGCAACTGCACTTGTTTGTCATCGTGGAACGCTTGTCCACAACTGTGACAGGTATGATTTTCTAAGGCTGCAATGTCATTCTTGAGCTTGTCAATTTCTTTCAGTTCACGCTTTTCATCCAGCTCGCAGCGTTTGATCCAGCTGTTGAGATCATTAATGGCCTTGCGCTTGACATTATAGTCGGCTAGTGCCTTGTGTGCAGATAGTTCAGCTTCAATGTCGAGTTTAGCAAGTTCATCATAAGCTGTCTGCAACGCTGCAACATCGTTTGTCTTTTTGCTGTTCCATAAATTCTGGCGTCGTAAGAGTGCATCGATTTGATCCTGTATACGTCGGTTTGCATCGCCTACTGCTTTAATTCTAAATTCTTCAGCAGTGATAGCATCCTTTGTGGCTTTGGCCAGTTCTTTTAGTCGTTCTGCCTTTTCACTTAGTAGTGTAATGCCCAACAACTGTTCAATCATGAGTCGTTGATCATTACTTTTCAAACTAAGGAACGGCTCAGTGTAGGTGTTGAGTGCCACAATATGTTTGAACATTTCGTGGCTCATGCCCAACATGCGTTCAATGTCAGCCTGTGTTTCTCTACTATCGCCTTGACTTTCATCTGTGATCTCACGTTCAGTATCATCAATGAAGAACTTCATCACGTTGGGCTTGCGTCCACGTTCAATGCGATAGTTAATGCCATTGACTTCAAAATCAACTGTGACCATCATGCCCTTGCCATTAGTCTTGTTGATCAAGTTGTCTTTCTTGATGTTAGTTAGAGCCTGTCCATAAAGTCCGTAACTGAGCGCATTGATAATTGTGGTCTTACCTGTACCGTTACGTGCTCCGCTGTCATCTCCGCCCAAGTCCAAGTTTTCACCCAGCACAAGAGTTAAGTCATTACGATCAAAGTTTACGGCCTGTGTAGCATTACCCACACTCATGAAATTTTTAACTGCGAGATCTTTTATTTTAAACATTTAATCATTTCTTCTATTTCGGCTGTGTTAGTAAACCAGTGCCGATAGTCGTATACAGGTATTGTAACATTATACATCTTCTCAATGCAATAGTTAATATAACCTTGATCGTGTAGATCGGTGATATCATTTAGGTCTATGTGTTTACAATATACCAATGCTTGGCCTATGCGTAGCCAATCGTGATATATTTTAAAGTACTGTTGATTCTGTACTTGCCAACTACTACAAAAATCTGTTAACCTGTCCTGGTGCAATACCGAACCGCCTAGGGCATTTATTGTTTGTGTAATGACACCAGCAGGATTCAACATTAACTGCTCTAAACTTATGTTCAAACATCCATCCATTGGATCCCATTTAAACGGCCAGTTATGATACAACAAGGTAAAATTTTCTCGAGCAGCATAGGGTTCGTTGTTATCGGTCCAGTTTGTAGAAACTTGTAGCTCTGTTACAGAAATTGGATCACTTTTTTGTGCTTTAATTACACAAGTTTTGTAGACTACTGGTCTAACTAAGGGATCTACCGTTACTCGAACAATTTTGGCTCCTGGAAAATGTTTATGCACCTGTGTATATGAATCGTTTGCTATACCGTTGTCGCACAGTATTAAACATTCCAAATCTGTTTTGGGCAAAGCCAAACGGTAATCCAACGGATCATGAAAATAAATTTCTGTATATTTTGCAGTGTCGTGACTAGTGCCCCTGGTATCAAATTTGAAGTTGCTATTATTGGGCTTGTATGTATTACTAGCAAACTCGGTCAGTACGTGATATAAAAAATTACCAAATCCGCCCGACGGATAACTGATTAGAATCATAGATTTCTATAGATATCCAACAAGAGATTCTTATTAAATTTGCCATTTTCCAGCGTAGTAAGTTGACCTGTAACAATTTGGTCTACACTTTCAAATTCAATATTGCCCTGTATTTCGTATTCGGTCAAGTCAGTGACCTTAGCAGGGATTAGCGTAAGCTCACGTAGATTGTACTGTCCTACAAAAGTTTCTTTAATAAAGCTAGCTTCTTCGTAGCTGATGTCTATGTCCAAATTTACACGAATGTGCATGTTAGGCTGCAACATGACTTCGGTATTCTTTAGCACATCGCTAAGTTGGAACACACGATAGCGAGGTTGATCTGGCCAAGCGTGATACTCGGGCGGCTTGCCCCATTCCAATATGGTAAGTCCACGTTCGTCATCCCCGGCATCGGCATAGTTATGCGGAAACGCATTGCCAATATAGGTCACATTGTTTTTGGTTTGTCGTTTGTGAAAGTGTCCGGTAAAAACATGTCCAAAGTGACTAAAGTCTTCGCGTTTGACCTCACCATGATCTGGCATGGCCACCATGGCATTCATCAAATAGCCGGGTAACTCAAAGTGACCAAAGATGTATTGTCCCTTGAGTTTGTGCAATCGTTTGTGGTCGTCTCCGACCAGCCAAGGAGCGATAACCACATTATCGTCAACAAACCAATCGTTAACAATTTGAATGTTCGGGAGGTGACGAGCCCATTCAACTGATTGGATATCACGTTTATCGCGATAATAGAGATCATGATTGCCAGGAATGAAGAAAACACGTTCAAAATTATCATTTAAGTGTTCCAGGGCCCGTAGGCTGTAGTTGAGTGTAACAATATTGATGCTGGCACGATTGTTGTGCCAGTCACCAAGAAACATGGCTGTTTCGCAGCCTTCTGCCTTTGCTTTAGCAGTTGCCCACTTGACAAAATTTAAACAGTCTTCGTTGTGTTGTTGACTGTTTGATTTAAGCCCAAAATGTATATCAGTAAAGATTGCCGCTTTTTTAAATAAGTTACTCATCTACACAGTATAGCAAAGTCCGTTGCCCTAGAGCAACGATCAATTTGCTCAGTCGTCGTGCCCACCATCAACTGCAACATAACCGCCGCCCATGCCCTGCCGTGTGTAACTGGGATTTAGGCCATTCATTTCTAGTATGTCATCACGCAGATTTTGATTGCGCTTTTCAACGTTCAGCACACGAGTGAAACTGTTGGTAACTGCCGCTGTATAATAGGCAAATGGGTTTTGGCTCTTACTCTCGTCGAACCGTAACCCAATGTAAGTCAACTGTAGCAATGCCTGTGCCCGCATCTCATCATTGTATGTGTATCCGCGCCAGTTACTACGTGTAGCATAGCGTTCGCACAGCTTGATAAACATGTTGGCCAGCTTGTTGGTTAACTTGCCGTGATCCTTTGAGAACTCGCCTGCGTCCAAAGCACCGCGCCAATGACTCTTGCCCACTATGTAGGAATTGCCTTCTTTGTCTAATTTATAATGAAAGAAGGGCGGAAAATTGACCTTAACATACTTGTTATGAGCAGTATCGTCCTCGTCAAACTCTACAATCAAGGGATCTTCCTCGTCATCAATTTCCAGTGCTGCCATACGTGCCTTGCGAGTTTTGATATTGTCAAGTGGTACGTGTTCCCAAGTCATTACCCTAAAAACCACATCCGTATCTTTGACATCTTTGAGTTTGATTTCAAATTCGTCCAGTTTACGTTTGGTACCATCGCTGGTTGCAGCCTCGTGCGCCACTTTAGCCAAGCGCTCTGCACGGAGTCTACGTGCTTCTAGTGTATTTTTCTTGTTGATTTTGCTAACATCGGGCAGGATCATGTCATAGTCTGCATACTCGGGTTGTGTATAAGTGCAGTATGTTGTCTTGCTTTTATGGATTTCTTTTAAGATATCCTTGTTGTTGAGGTAGTTGGTTTTAATTTTAGATCTCCTAATACTTGAACAATAATAACAAAGTTTGCAGAGTTTGTCAACCTTTTTATAATATTAGCACTTTATTATTGGTAATAAATACTACAAACGGATATTATTACTTATGGGAAAACTTTTACCATCAGCAGGCAGCTATGATCCTACCGTAAACAATGGTGGTATCACAGGCGGCAAAACAGCAGGTACTTCTGTAGACTCCCTATTGGGAATCATTGATCCTTCGGGCATACGCATGAAAGTAGCAGGGCTGTTCAGCGGTGGCGTTGCATCGCTGTTCAATAGAAACTCTAGTCCGGGAGTAAACATAACCACTAGCAACAATCCTACCAACTCTCTTAAAAAGGATTGGCGCATACGAATAGGCATGCTAGACTGGAGCCCGTTTAGCAACAACCAACTGTTTGCACCCTTGGTATCCAAGACAAACGGAGTAGTATTTCCCTACACTCCCAATATTAGCGTGACACACAATGCACGTTATCAAGAACAAGCGCTAACACACAGCAACTACAAGAACTACTTTTACGAAGGCAGCGATGTTGCAGCCATTACCATCAGCGGAGACTTTACAGTACAAAATCACGATGATGCAGTCTACTTGCTGGGTGCAATCTATTTCTTTAGAACCTGTACAAAAATGTTCTTTGGCCAAGATGATCTAGCAGGTAATCCGCCGCCCATTGTTACACTCAACGGTTACGGGGATTTTTACTTTCCTGAAGTGCCCTGCGTTATTACTAGTTTTCAGCACACAATGCCTGCAGATGTCGACTATGTTGAATTCTACGCAGGTGGACAAAATTTTGCTGAGAGCGACGGTGCTGTAAGTTCAACAAGTCAACAGATTGCCCGCTTGCCAACAACAAGCCAAATCAGCATAACACTACAACCAGTCTACAGTAGAAAGAATGTACACAACAACATGACATTGGGCAAATTCAGTCAAGGACAACTGCTTAAAGGCAATGGAGGATTCCTATGACCGCAGAATACTCAAAGGCCAGTCCTTATTTTAAAACCAATACTTTTGGTGGCGGCAAGTTTTTAGATTCGCTAGTATATCGTGCAATTGACAAACAGGCAGACGATGTTAACTACAGCATTGACAAAATCTACGAGTTCCGTCCAGACCTATTGGCATTTGACTTGTATGGCGACAGCGCACTATGGTGGGTATTCCGTGCTCGCAATCCCAACGTGATTGACGATCCTGTGTTTGATTTTCGTGCAGGTACCAGTATTATGATACCTAAGAAAACTACTCTAGCAGCCAATTTAGGACTCTAATAAATGACAGTATACGCTTACTCGGCTTTCCAAATTGGTCCTGGTCAATGGCAAATTGTAGATACAGCTGGTGGGGGTCCAACACTCAAAGGTTATAACAGTGAAGCAGAAGCACGAGCAGCAGCGAACAAACTCAATGCTGGACTTAGTGGTACTGAAAAACAATATGCAAGTAGCGAAACGGCTGGTGATGCAGCTGGGCCTAACACTGATCCAGCAACACAAAACACTGGCACAGACAGCACAGATCGTTCTGAACCCGTAACTCAAGAAGAACAAAAGAATCAAGACGATAACAACGACAGCGGCAACGATACTACTACGCCGGCACTAACGCCCAAAACAGTAGTTGAAAGCAAAAGCGATGTGTCGCAAACACCTCCGGCCACACAGGTCGCTGGGCCAAAATCAAAAGATACCGCATCCAGTGACAATCCATTGGATGCCTACCCCAGTTACACATATGGTTTGAGTTTGCATGTGTTGACTCGTGAAGACTATAATAATATGGTCAAAAACCCCTATGACTTCACACCAACTAAAACGCTGATCAGTTCAGCATCTCGTTACCAAAACATTAGAGATCCAGAGTTTGATGTTGATTTTTACTTTGACAGTTTTAAACTAGAAACTATCATTGGACTTAATGCAAACAATCGTGGCACCAACGGCATCAGTTTTAAATTCAGTATCATTGAGCCCTACGGTATGACACTGTTGGATCGTTTGATGCACGTTAACAATGCAGGGCTAAATGGCAAGAACTATCTTGACATGCCCTACCTGCTTGAGCTAAACTTCTTTGGAGCAGATGATACAGGCAAGCTGGGAATAATATCTGATCAAACCAAATGGTTCCCTATTAGGATTATTGGTTTCAAAATCAAAGCTGGTATTAAAGGTGCCGAATATGATGTAGAGGCGGTACCATTTAACCACTCGGCTAACCTTGAAACTGTACAGGCAATCAAGACTCGTTTTGAAGTTACTGCCGGAACAGTTGCTGAATATTTTTCTAGCACTAGTGACACTGCAACACAAAACGCAGTGGCTGCGGCCATGAATGAAGATAGTGTTCGTAAAGAAAAAATTAAAAACGCAGCAGCAGACACTGCCGCTAGACAAGAAGCAGCAAATAAAAAAGCAGAAGAAGGTGATCAAAGTGGTGCCAGCGAAGCTGATAGCATTGTCAATGGCAACCCAGGGGTGCGTACTCCAGAAACAGTAACGCCAACAGACCCAGGAGTTCCAGACACTCCTATATCGTTAAAAACAAAAAGTTTTACAGCGGCTTACAATGCTTGGAATCAATACGAACTTAAAAATAACAATGTGAGATTCGCTGACAGAATACAATTTAATTTTTTAGATCCAGAGATTGCCAATAGTTCTATTGTTGAAGATAAGAAAAATCCTTCTCGTAAAGTTGCTGAAACTGATGCTACTACCAACTCTAAAGCAGATCCTAACAGCAGTACACCTGCGACAACAGCAGACTTCCAACAGACTGTACACAGCCTTGAAGCCGGCACCGCTGTCAATGATGTTATAAATCTAGTATTAACCAATAGTCAGTACTTTCAAAAGCAGGTTATAGACCCAACTACTCAAAACAAAACAGTTGATTCAGGTACCAAAGACACAGCCAATGCTGCCGAGGAAGACAAACCTGTTAAAATGTGGAAGATTGTGCCCAGTATAGAACTTGGCGATTTTGATGCTAGTCGCAACAAGTGGGGCAAGACCATTACATTCCACATCAACAGTTATGATGTGTATCAAAAACGTGACAGTCGCCTTCCACGTAGTCAACCACCCGCTCCAGTTAAACGCTATGATTGGCTCTATACTGGTCATAATAAAAGCATCATAAACTTTGACATTGACTTTAATGCTCTCTACTTTACTGCATTCAACGCCGACCGTGGCAACGGTTCAGCAGCAACTGGTGCGGCGCAAACCACTGACGAAGGCAAAAATAAAGATAAAACCGACAACGAGCGCCAACAGGGTATAGATCAAAATACCAACGAACCAAATTCTGGTACTATGCAGACTACTGCTGGCGGATCAATACAGCGCAGTGATGCACAAAACGCAGCCAGTGCAGTACAAAGTCAATACACCAGTGCTGGCGGTGACATGGTCCAGTTAAAATTACAAATACTTGGCGATCCTGAATTTATCAAACAAGATGATTTATTCTTAAATCCAAGACTAGTTGATAGCAGTTCTAAATATGCTGGCAAGACAGGCAGTTTGAATATGGACAGCGGAGAAATCTACTGTTGGGTAACTTTTAAAACTCCAAGCGATTTCAGTGACACTACAGGACTTTACGATTTAAAAAGTACCAACAAATATGCAGTCAGTGAATTCAGTGGATATTACAGAGTTATACGAGTTGAGAGTGAATTTAAAGGTGGCAAATTCATGCAAACGCTTGAGTTAATTCGTCAACCTAAACAAGAAGCAGTTAACAAGCCTGCAACAGTAACCACAGCAGATGGCGGTCGTGCTGGACAAGAAGGGTCAACAGACGCAGAAATGACAGATAAGTCAAATAATCCTGCCGTTAGTGGCAGCGATGTTGCACGTACTGATGCCCCAGAAACCCCAACTCAAACAGTAACAAAAACTGAAGATGCAGATGTAGTCAATGTAGGCAGCGCAACAGGAAGTGATCTTGACGCAGCCTATGCAGGAGATGTACCTAATACGCAAGAAGACCAACAACTTGCAGCAGTTGCTGACTCTCCTGCACCTGCACAAACAGTTCAAGAAGCAACCAGCGGCGATGGTAGTACAGTAGCAGTTCAAGCAACACCAGCAGCAGCAGTAGTATCAGATAAGGTAGTGAGAAAGCAAATAGCAGTAGATAGAGCACAAGCAGGATTAAACTCTAGATTGGCTATAATTGCAAAAAAACGAGCAGCAGGTACTTTACCAGCTGATTTTGATGAGACAGCATTTCTTGCCGACAGTCAAGCACAGTTAGCAAACGCTCAGTCTGATTTAGCAGCGGCTCAAGCAGGATAATAAAATATGGCACAGGATAAAGTATCAGGTAGTAAGATATCAAAACTCTATAACAGAGACAGCATCCCTGGGGTACGTTTTGATACAGCCACTATGTTGGGCATTGTTAAAGACAATATCAGCCCGGCACGTGACGGACGTTTGCGTGTATGGATTCCAGACATGGGCGGCGATGAAACCAATCCCAGCTTTTGGCGTACAGTAAACTATGCAAGCCCCTACATGGGCACAACCTACCAACCTAGTAATAGCTTGAACAACAACTACACTGGTGTAGTTCACAGCTATGGTATGTGGATGACTCCACCTGACATTGGTAACCAAGTGTTATGTACCTTTGTCAACGGTGACCCCGAACGTGGCTTTTGGTTTGCTTGTGTTAGCGGAGTACTCAGTAACTGGATGTTGCCGGCAATTGGTTCTAGTACCAATGTAGACAAGTCCACTGCCAGTGTTGATATCAAACCCAGCTTGTTGCCTGATGATCATACACCTCCACAGGTGCTGCCTGTTACTGAATTTAACGAAAACGTTGATGGTACAGTTAACAGCACATTCTACACAAACAAGAAACCCATCCACGAGTTTCAGGCCAACATCTTGTTCAAACAGGGTCTAGATCGTGACCCTACTCGTGGAGCAATCAGTAGTAGCAGCCAACGTGAAACTCCTAGCCATGTATTTGGTATCAGCACACCAGGACGTGCGCTGACAAAAGATCCAGCAGATGATCCGGGCTATGCTGCCAAAGTAGCAGCAGGTGGTATCACAGCAGATCAATACAGCGTTCCTACACGCAAAGGTGGACACACATTTGTCATGGACGATGGCGATGTAAACGGCAAAGACAATCTAATTCGCCTGCGTACTGCCAATGGTCATCAAATTTTAATGAACGATGATCAAAATGTAATCTACGTTAACCACAAGGATGGCACCAGCTGGGTTGAAATTGACGAGACTGGTATTAAAATTTACACAGCCGGCGACATGAGCATACGTAGCGAGGGCAATTTTAACCTACACGCAGACAAAGACATCAACATACAAAGTGGCGGGGCTATCAATATTGCCAGCGACGAATCATTTACGGTTAACAGTGCCGCAGTCAAGCTAGGCGGCAGCGAAAACTTGTTGCTATACGGAGCCAAAACCAACATTGGCGCTGGTCAGCTAGTCATGAGTGCAGATGGTAAACTTACAGTCAGCAGCGGAGGCGCTATGACAGTCAGCGGTAGCACTATTGACATCAACGGCGGATCAGGTGGTAACAGTATCAGCTATCCAACACTGAGTAAAAACAAACTTGCAGACACCACTTACGACAGTGAAGTTACTAAATTGTGGACCAGTGTACCACAAAGCGTGGACAGCGTTGTAACTATACTGCCAAGTCACGAACCTTGGACACGCACAGGCAAACCTGCACCAACAACTAAATCTGTGGCCAGCAGCGTTTGCGCTCCTAAAACAGCAGGAACTCCTGCAAGTTATAACTTGCCGGCGCCCAACGGCAACAGTAAAGATAAAGGTACAGTCAAAGGTGTACCAACTCCGTGGAGCACAGACAAAGCATTCATTGACAAGGTCAAGAGTGTTGCATCAACAATCAATGCCAACTATATTGACCTTCTAGCCTGTATGGCCAACGAGACTGGTGCCACGTTTGATCCAGGAATTGTAAACAGTATTGGTGCTACTGGCTTAATACAATTTATACCTAATACTGCCAAGGGACTTGGCACAACTACAGACGCACTAAAAGATCTAAGTCGTGTGGATCAAATGGATTGGGTGCTGAAATTCTTCCAAAGTTTGGGATTAAACAAGAAAGCTCCTACTCCTAAACTGCAAGACTTATACCTATGTATCTATTGGCCGGCAGCAGTTGGCAAACCTGATGACTTTATTGTCAACGCAGCAGACAGCAAACAAGCACAGCAAAATGCCGGACTACGTTCAGCTAACGGTAGCATTACCTGTGCCAGCGTTGGGGCAGCAGCAGCCAAATGGCTTCCGGTTATACAACAGGCACTGGCAAACGCAGGAGAGTCAAGCCAAGCACCAGCAGCACCTGCAGGAGCAATAACATCGGGTACAGGCACACCAATCACAGATGGCAGCGGCAAACCTATCATGAGTGGATCCGCAACATCTAAGGACATGGGCATTACCAAAGCGTCAGGACAAACTGTACAGGCACCAACTTGCCCTGCAGAGTTCTTGGCCAAGACTACAACCTACGCTCCAACTGGCAACTTTGGGGCAACTAGCCCTAACATGAGTACCGTACAAGCCAAAGCAGTCATGGCAGAGTTGGGCTACTTTATCAGTCAATTCAACTACAGCTATGTTAGCGATGATCGTACACGCATTGGCAAGTATGGCATGGATGCACAGTTCTTGGCCACAAACGGCTATATCAAACCTGATGCGATTAACACATTTGGAGTTAACACACTGAGTAAGCCAGTTGCATGGGCAGGCAAAGATGGCATAACAAGTCAAGACGACTTCTTTAACAGTCCAGCACTACAAGACGCTATCATGTATGCAGCCTTAAGTACCTACTATAAAGAACTAGTTGGAAACAGTGGTATTGTGTCTACAGATGATGTTTGTACCGCAGCAGGTATGATGTTGGTAGCTTATCAGATGCGTAGCAGCGCAGCAGCTAAAAAATGGCGCGATACAGGTACAGTCGCTGATGCACAGGGACAAGATGGCTCAGTCTACTACAATCACGGACGCTATGCGATTGACATTCTAGCAGCTGGCGGTGCTGTAGGTAGTGTAGCACAAGCAGTTGGGTTAAGCGGTGCAAATACCACAGGTATCAACCCTGATGATGTGTTTACATTTGCCGCAAGTGGCACCGGAACACGAGCAGGATTTGATCAACTAAGCAGTGACTTTAAAGATGCTGTACTCAAAATGGCACAGGACTTTAAGGCAAAATCTGGTGCTAAGATTACTATTACCAGCGCTTATCGTAGCCTAGCAGATCAGCAATCATTGATTGATCGTTGGCATGCAGCAGGTGGCGGCCCTAATAATCCCACCGCTGGTGGCATTACTACACCGTCGCTCAAGCACAGCGCACACAATGATGGTATGGCAATTGACAGCGGGCAGATGGCATTGATTGCACGTACAGTTGATTTTGCACAATACGGACTACGTTGGGGCGGCACATTCAGCAAACCTGACGCCGTACACGTACAATTATTGAGCGCACCACTACAATAAATACACTATGGCAATACTATACAAGGGTTTCAGTACAATAAATCGCAGCAAGAAGTTTCGCACTAGCGATATTGATTTGGTTAAACAGGACCTGTTGAATCATTTCAACATACGCAAAGGTGAAAAATTGATGCAGCCTAACTTTGGCAGTATCATATGGAGCCTATTGTTTGAACCCTTGACAGATCATGTAAACGATCTAATTGTCAATGATGTTAAAAAGATTGTGGGCTATGATCCACGATTGGGACTGCAAAACATCACTATCACTGGCCAAGAGCATGGCATACAAATTGAACTAGATCTTGTGTTTATTCCTACCAATCAAACAACACAGATGAGCTTGAACTTTGACGCCAACAGCAGCAAGTTGACCACAAACGCAACTTATTAACTACGTAGATTTTGATTAGAATAAATACATAATAACGGATGTATTTAGATGTCAATCACTACACGTCAGACTAACCTATTGGTAAACCAGGACTGGACTCAGCTGTACCAGACCTTTAAGCAAGCAGACTTCCAGAGCTACGATTTTGAAACTCTACGCAAGACCATGATCGATTACTTGCGTAACTACTATCCTGAAGATTTCAATGACTTTACAGAATCTAGCGAATACATTGCCTTAATTGACCTTATTGCTTTCTTGGGACAGAGCTTGGCATTCCGTGGTGACATGAATGCACGTGAAAACTTTTTTGACACAGCAGAACGTCGCGACAGCATCCTAAAACTAGCACGTCTAATCAGCTACAGCCCAAAACGCAATATTGGCGCCAGCGGCTATTTGAAAATTGACAGTCTCAGCACAACAGAAAATCTCTTTGACAGCAATGGTCTAAACCTCAGCAATCTACTAATTTCGTGGAACGATACTGCTAACCCAGACTGGCAAGAACAGTTTACTACTATTCTAAATGCTGCCCTAATCAGCAACCAAGTTGTTGGTAAACCTGGCAGCACCAATACCATCAACGGTATTCTAACAGATGAATACAGTATCAACTTGACTCCGGGGGTTATTCCTCGCAGAGCCTTTAGCGCCATTGTTGAAAACAGCAAAATGGATTTTGAAGCAGTCAGCGCCAGCAGTGCAGGAAAAAGTTACATCTACGAACCTGCACCTGTTCCTACAGGTAAATTCAATATCCTGTATCGCAATGACAATCTAGGTAACAACAGTGTCAATACTGGTTATTTTGTTTATTTTAAACAAGGTAAACTGACAACCCAAGATTTTAACTTGAATCAAAGTTTGCCTAATCGTGTGGTCAGCGTAAACGTAAATGACATCAACAATGATGACACATGGTTGTATCAACTAGATGTAAGCAGCAATCCTGCTGTCTACTGGGCAGCAGTTCCTGCGGTTGCTGGTATCAACGTTATCTACAATCAAAGCAGCAATCGTAACCTATATCAGATCAACAGTCGCAGCAATGACCAAATTGATCTAGTGTTTGGTGACGGTGCATTTGCCAACATTCCACAAGGTATCTATCGCTTGTACTATAGAACCAGCAATGGTGCAACTTACAAGATTACGCCTGATGAAATGCAGAGCATTACACTAAGTTTCCCTTATGTAAGCCGCAACAACGCAGTTGAAACATTGACTGTTACTGTGAGCTTGAACTACACAGTATCAAACAGCCAACCACGTGAGAGCATTGACGATATTCGTACCAAAGCTCCTGCCAACTACTACACACAAAACCGTATGATCACAGGCGAAGACTACAGCCTGTTCCCATACACAAACTTTAGCAGCATCTTAAAAGTTAAAGCAGTTAACCGTCAAAGCAGCGGCACAAGTCGTTTCTTAGACGTGCTAGACGTAACTGGCAAGTACAGCAGCACAAACATTTTTGCCAGCGATGGCATCTTGTACAGCCAAGCACCAACTAGCAGCAGTACATTTAGTTTTGTAACTGCGACTGACATTTATCAAGTTATCTACAATACAGTGGCTCCCTTAATTGCCAGCAAGCCAGTGTTGCAGTACTACTATGCCAACTATCCGCGCTATACTCCTCCAAGTGTAACAGCATGGAGCCGCAGCAGCGCCACAGGCAATAACAGCACAGGCTATTTTGTCAACGGCAGCAACCAAGTACAACAAATTGGCTTGGGTGTAAGCAGCAACTTAAAGTACATAGCCATTGGATCAATGGTACGTTTCAATGCAGGTGCAGGAAACTACTTTGACGCACAGAATCAAATACAGACTGGTACAGCAACTTATCCTAGTGAGAAAAACTATATCTGGGCTAGCGTAGTCAGTTCTAACAGCGGCTACAGCGTACAACTAAGTCAAAATATTCCTACAGGCGCAGTAGCAGATACAGTTATCCCTGTGTTTAAAAATGCACTACCAAGCGGTACATTTATTGCACAAGTGGTGCGTTTGCTACAAAGCTATCAAAACATTGGCTTGAGCTACAACAGCACAAAACAAGCATGGCAAATCATATTGCCACAAGATTTGAACTTGGGCGCATTTAGCCTAACTAACCAAGGTGACTTAACTGGCAGCGGTCTAGACAGCAGCTGGCTAGTGGCATTTACCTACAACGGTATCAGCTATAACATTGCTCACCGTGGTATTGAATATGTGTTCCAAAGCGCAGGCGAAACACGTTTCTACTTTGATCCAGACGTTAAGACATTTGACAGTAAAACTGGCTTGACAGTTAACGATCAAATCCGAGTACTGAAAACCAACAGCCAGCCTGACAGTGCAAGTCCAATCGGACAAGATCAGTCATGGTACATTTACAACAACATCATCAACCCAGATGGTTATGTTGACAACACACAGGTCTTGGTAACTTTCCCAATGACCAACAATGACGGTATTCCAGACGATCCTGATTTGTTTACCAATATCATTGCTCCTACAGTTAACCCAACTAAGAAATATGTGTTCTTCCAACAGGTAACACAAGGCAACAATTTCTTAACAACAGCGCCGGTTGACAGTGCAACCATTGTAACAGCCTACGCTAACAAGAACGCCATAACTGCCAATTGGAACTTGTATATCAGTGGACAGATCTTCTACGCTACCACAGAAGGCAACTTCTATCAATTAACAATCAATAGAAGTAATGTACGTAGCCTAACACAGCTAACAAACTATGTTGCTGAAGTAGGACGAGAAGGATTACAATTCCAATATCGCCACAGCAGCCCAAATGATCGTCGTATTGATCCAGCACCAAACAACATCATGGACTTGTATATCTTGACTACACAGTACAGCGCAGACTATTTGGCATGGATTCAGGACACCACTGGCACAGTAGCACAGCCAAGTTTGCCTACAAACGATGAGTTAAAGACCGAGTACGGCACTGGTGCTACCAGCCTTGAACAGTACAAAGCATTGAGCGATACTATTGTGTACAATCCGGGCAAATACAAACCACTATTTGGTGCTAAAGCCGATCCAAGTCTACAGGCAACATTCAAAGTTGTTAAAAACCCCAACGTCAACGTCAGTGACAATGACATCAAGTCGGGTGTAATTGCCGCATTAAACAAGTACTTTGACACAGCCAATTGGAACTTTGGCGACACATTCTATTTCAGTGAACTCAGCACTTACTTGCACAACGCACTAGCACCAAATGTAGCCAGTATCATTATCGTGCCTAACAGCACAGATATTGCCTTTGGTGGATTGTTGCAGATCAACAGTAACCCTAACGAAGTTATGGTCAGCGCAGCAACAGCAGATAATGTACAGATTATCAGCGCAATCACAGCAGCACAAATTAATCAAACCCTAGCAGGATTGGGAATCGTAATTTAATATGGCACAAATTAAGACAAGCAATTTCTTACCCGAAGCATTTAGAACCGAAACTAACCAAAAGTTTTTAAATGCTACAATGGATCAGCTAGTAACGCAGCCCGACCTAAGAAACGTCAACGGTTATATTGGTCGTAAGTTTGCCCCTACTTTTAAGAGTACAGATAACTATCAACCTGAACCCAGTGCCCTACGTCAAAATTATCAGCTAGAACCCAGTGTTGTTATTAAAAACAAAATCACAGGCGAGACTGAGTTCTTTAGCAGTTACATTGACCTGCTAAATCAAGTTGGTCACTATGGTGGATTGACTAATAATCAAACACGTCTATTTGCTGGAGAAAGCTACAGCTACAACGGCCTGTTTGACTTTGACAAGTTCATCAACTTTAACCAATATTACTGGTTAACAGACGGCCCCGATGCTGTACAAGTATTTGGCAGTGTAGTTCCAACTACAGAAACATTCACTGTTAACCGCGACACTACAACTGGAACATATCGTTTCAGCAATGCTGAAGGGGTTGAAAATCCTACTGTGCGTTTAGCTTACGGTGGTACTTACAAGTTTGTAGTTAACCAACCTGGATTCCCATTCTGGATACAAGCCAGTGCCGGAGTCAGTGGTACTAAAGATCGACAAACAAACTTGTCAAGCCGTGATGTATTGGGTGTAACCAATAACGGTATTGATGTTGGTACAGTAACATTCAAAGTACCACAACCAACAGCACAAGATTTCTATGTTCGTATGACACTTGCGGGCAGTGCTGATTTGAGTACAGCATTGAGCTACACACAAGTTCAAGGTAAGAGACTGAGTGCAATCACAGCCGGCTTTGAAAACGGCATTGATGGCGTTAGTGCAGTTAACCAGCTCAACTTGAAATCGTTAATTTTTGTCAACAAAGATCTTGACAATGCTCAATGGACAGTGAACGGAGTTACAGTTCCTGTGGCGCAACGTCGTAATGCTTGGCAAATTACACTCAGCAATGACACTGATCCCATTATAACATTGAATCCCTTGTTACAGGCATTTACAATTGGTGCGTTACAAAAAGTTTTCGTCAAGGGCGGCGCAGCACGTTCTGAATATACCTACTATCTAGCAAACGATTACCTGTTGTTGAACTTGTTTAATCAAATGCCAGACCTTACTGCCCCGTTGACTAACTTGTTCTATCAAGATGGCGTTGGCTCTAGTTATGTTGGGCAAATAGACCTATTAGATCCTACGTCAGTCGTTGTTAACGTTGACACTGACATTGTTGGAGCTAAAAATTACAAGAGTCCAAATGGTGTTGTATTCACTAACGGACTTAAAGTAACGTTTGATGCTAGTGCTAACCCTAGTAGCTATTCTGGAAATACCTACTATGTTGAAGGTGTGGGATCTGCTATCAAGTTGATTGATATCAATGATTTTGTGACCCCAGAAACCTATGCAGCCAATGGACTAGCAAGCCAAGATCATATTACCATTAGCCGTGCAAGTCAAGACTTGAATCCTTGGACACGCAGCAACCGTTGGTTCCACATTGATGTTATCAACGCAACAGCAGCCTACAATGGAGTCACTCCCTTGTTGGATCAAAACCTACGTGCTAACCGTCCAATCATTGAATTTGAGCCTAACGTACAACTATACAACTTTGGTCGTGTGGCCAAGACTCCAGTTGACCTACTAGACTTTACAATTACTGACAGTCGCAATATTGTTGAATTGCAACCAGCTGGATATGCTATCAGCGGTGTAACTTTGGCACAAGGTATGCGAGTCGTTTTTGCCAATGACTTTGACCCAACTGTGCGTAACAAGATATTCGTTGTTAACATTGTTAATGCTCCAGGACTAGGCGGCAATATCATTAACCTTGCACTAGCAGATGATTCCACAGTTGATACCAACAACAATTTGGTTGTGCTAAACGGCCCTAATAAAGGTGTTGAATACTACTACAACGGTACTTGGATCGCCGGACAACAAAAAACTGGTATAAACCAAGCACCGCTATTTGATGTAATTGACAGTACTGGTGTCAGTATTGGCACCTATACTAACAGCACATTTGCTGGCACAAAGATTTTTAGCTACAGTGTAGGCACAGGTGTAAACGATCCTGTGTTGGGTTTCCCTCTCAGCTATAGAAACTTTAACCAAATTGGTGATATTCAGTTTACTAACAATTTTGACACAGACACAGTCAATTACACTGACGGTACTGGTGCTGCACAGACTGCGACTAACATCAACAGCCTGGGCACACTACAACAAAATACCAGCTTGACTGCTTACAAACTACGTAACAGTTGGACTACTAACGTTGAACAAAGCAAACAGTTCCAAGTAATCAGCGGAATTTACGATGGTAATAACAGCTACTTTAAGATTGATATTATCAACAGCACAGAAGTTACTGTGCCCTATTTCCGTGTCTACAAAAATGCCAAACAGATTACAGCCTGGGAAATTGTAACAGTTGGCGTCATTGATTACGTACACATTACAGATTCAAGTTTAACCACTGGTGATCAAATTGATATCTTGATCTATAACGACAAGAGTGTTAGCAGTTTGGGATACTACGAAGTTCCTAAGAACTTGGACTTCAACAGTCAAAACGACAACTTCAGCAGTCTAACACTGGGACAACTACGTAACCATGTGAGCACAATGGTTGCTAACAGTAACCAAATTACCGGCAGCTTCCCTGGCGCAAGTAATCTACGTGACACTTATATCAAAGCGCAAGGCGGTAGCATACTGCAACACGCAAGTCCTGTACTTTACAGTGAACTTTTCCTAGTAGACAGCGATGCCAACTTTATTGACGCACTGTCTTTGGCTCGTCATGAATACAGCAAAGTTAAAAATAAAATTCTTGAACTAAGTCTAAGAACACCGGGTCTTGATTACACCAATATTCCTGCACTGCTTGACACGTTACTAAAAAATATCAACGGAGTTAAGAATAAAACATTTGCTTGGTACTATAGTGATATGGTGCCGTATGGAGATATCAAAACTACACTTAGCTATACTGTATTGAACAGTGAAATTGTTGACTACGAGATCAGCAGCATTTTCAATGACAAGCGTTTAAGTAACCGAGCAGTATTGGTCTACAAAAACAATGTTCAATTGACCAAAGATGTTGATTATGAATTTGACACTAATCGTGCAGGTATCACATTCTTAACTGCATTGACAGTTGGTGATGTATTGACCATTAACGAGTACAGTGATACTGATGGCAACTACATTCCAGAAACTCCTACTAAACTGGGCTTGTATCCTAAATTTACTCCACAAAAGTACTACGATACAACCTATGCAACACCTATCTATGTGATACAAGGACACGACGGTAGTATTACTCCAAGTTTTGGCGACTACCGCGATGATCTGTTGTTGGAATTTGAAAAACGCATCTACAACAACATCAAGTTGGACGCATCTAAATTTGCACTGGATTTATATGATTATGTTCCGGGTAAATTTAGAACAACAGAATACAGTAATACAGAATTCACGCAGTTGCTGACTGACAGCTTTTTGACTTGGGTTGGAGGAACTCGTGTTGACTATGTGTCTAATACTACATTTGTTGCCAGCGAACCATTTACTTGGAACTACAACAAGTTTGTTGACACAGTTGACGGATCTAGACTGCTAGGTTACTGGCGTGCCATCTATAAGTATTTCTACGATACAGATCGTCCTCACACACATCCTTGGGAAATGTTGGGATTTTCTTCTATGCCTGCATGGTGGGAAAACCGTTACGGTCCAGCACCTTACACCAGTGGTAACAATGTGTTGTGGGGTGACCTAGAAGCTGGTCTTGTTTGGAACAACGGCAGCAGTTATGTTGATGAGCGTTTTGTACGTCCAAACTTAACCACATTTATTCCTGTTGACTACACAGGTGCGCTATTGCCTCCTAACGATATTCTAGTCAAGAACTTTAACAGCAATGATGCTAGCGGCAGTTTCAAAGTTGGTGATCAAGGTCCTGTAGAAACAGCATGGAGACGCAGCAGCGATTATCCATTTGCAGTACAACAAGCACTGGCATTGGCTAAACCTGCATTCTACTTTGGTAGCTTGCTAAATGTTGGACACTACTACAAAAACACAGATCTAAACCAATACGTCTATACTGAAACACTACAACGTATTAGTCCATACGACATTGACATCAACGGTGTTGTTGATCTAAGCGAAGAAAACGAGGGATATGTTATTGCTCGTGCAGCCGGTTATCTAAACTGGATCGCAGAATATCTACGCAATCAAGGTATCGATCCTAGCGCAAAACTCAACGGATACTTTGCTGGATTGTCAATCCAACTTGCCTACAAAATGGCAGGATTTACAGATCAAAGTTTGATGCAGGTAATTGCTGAACAAAGCAGTCCAACTAGCACCAACAGCGGTGTGGTAATTCCCAACGAGAGTTACAAGATTGAGCTGTACAAATCAACTCCAACTAAAACAGTTGCCTATAGTGCAGTTATCATTGAACGCACAGCAACTGGGTACACAGTCAGCGGATATGACACAGAAGCTCCTTACTTTACTATTATCCCAAGTATTGCTAATAATAACAGCTACAGTTTGTCTGTGCTTAACGAAAAAGGTGTAATCTATCAAGACTATCAAAAGTACAAGATTACTATTCCTTATGGATTTGAATTTACCAATCGCCAACAGGTAGTTGACTTCTTGGTCAGCCATCAACGTTACCTACGTGGCATTGGCTTCCGCTTTACAGACGTTGATCCTGATCTAGGAACACAACGTGATTGGTTGTTGAGCGTTAAGGAATTCTTAACATGGGTACAACAGGGCTGGCAAGCCAGCAGTGTATTGGTACTAAGCCCAATATTGAACCGTGCGACATTGTTTACAAGCAGTGGTGTTGTTGACAAGATACAGAACCACCCTAACCAAAGCCGTGTTCTAGACACTAACTATAACTTTGTCAAGTATAGCCAAATGAGTGTAAACAGAACCAGCTTGGCTACAGGCAACACATTTACACTAACTGCAAACGCAGGACAAACATTGGCCTTGGTTAAACTAGATGTAGTTGAATATGAACATGTCATGATATTTGACAATGTGGACATTTTCAATGATGTTATCTATGTTCCGCAGTTGGGCAACAGACAGTATCGTCTAAAACTAGTTGGTAAGAAAACTGGTTCTTGGACTGGTGCTATGAACCCAGCTGGCTTTGTATTCAACAACACCACAGTTGACGCATGGCAACCTGGTAAAGACTACCTGATGGGCAGCTTAGTACGCTACAAAAACAACAACTATACAGCACTACAAGATGTAATTGCATCCACAGCATTTGACACAACCAAGTGGGCACAGATTACCGCACAAGAGCTTAAAACAGGCTTGTTGCCTAACTTTACCTACAATGCAGAAAAGTTCAATCGCTTCAACGATATTGACAATCCTGAGCTACTAGGTGACTTCCATCTATACAGTGACAGCGCGATTGGCTTCCAGCCACGTGACTATTTGACAAACTTTGGTATTGACGAGGTTACACAGGCCAAGTTCTATCAAGGCTATATCCGTGAAAAAGGCACTATGAACGCAGTTAATGCGTTTACAGCAGCGGGCTTTAACGGCATTACTAGTGACATCACAGTCTACGAAGAATGGGGTATGCGTGTTGGCGAATACGGTGCTCTACACAACAACCGCAGTATTGACCTAGTGTTAACCGAAGGTACATTCAACGGCGATCCTGTAACATTCACACTATTGCCTAACAATGGTTCTAGCGTATCCGGCATCATTGGTGTACAACCCTATCAGTTATATCGCACAGAAGGTGCTTACACACCCAACATCTACTTGAATCGTGATGCAAGCAGCGTCTACGAAAACGACATACAAACAGCAGGTTATGTTGATATCAATGATGTCACAACCACTGTATTTAATATCAGCAATCTAGCTGGACTAAGCGCTAATCTTGGACAAGTTGGACTAGGATCAACTGTATGGTGTGCAAACGATGCTGGCGGCGATTGGAACGTTTATCGTGTCAACGAAACTGACAATACAATCACTACCGTAGCCTATAGCGTTGACAATATTGGCACTGTTACAACAGTTAAACCACACGGCTTGACATTTAACAGTATCGTTGCAATCAAGGGATTTGATGCACGAGTTGATGGATTCTACCGAGTCTACAACATTGTTGATGCCTATACATTTGGTATAGTATTCTACGGACAAACAGCTGATCAAATTAAGAGCGCTATCAAGATCAACAGCACAGGTCCTTTGTACAAACTACAAAGCGTTCGTATCAAAACACCTACTGATTTGAACAGTATTACTCCTGCACATGGCTGGATTGACAACGACAAGCTGTGGGTTGACAATGATGACATCACTGGAGGCTGGGCAGTATACAACAAGAGCACACCTTGGACAGGCAATGTTAGCCCGCTAAACCCCAGCATGAAACTGGGAGCAAACAGCTATGCAACAGGTACAGGATTTGGTACAGTAACCACAATCAACACAGCAGGTACTTTTGCAGCAGCAGGATTGCCTACACTAAACACTGGCAACGTGATTACATTTGTAGCCAACGTCACCAACGGCAATGTGCTTACACAGGTTGCAAACATTGGCGCACGTCCAGGAAACAGCGTTGCTCGCTTTGGTGCAAGTCTTGCCACAGCAGGTAACTTACTCTACATTGGCAACCCTGGAACTGGATCACAGTACGGTCGTTTACACATTCACCAATTTGATGGCAATGTTGGCTTCCCTTGGATACAAACACTGTCTAGTCCTTGGAGTAGCAACACAGGCGATGCATTTGGTACCAGCGTTGATGCCAGTGCTGATGGCACTTGGCTGTATGTTTCTGCACCAAATTCAGGTAACGTCTACGTTTATCAAGCCAATGCAACCAGCGTCTACACATACGCCAATACAATCACAGTTGGTAGCAGCACAGCAGCACAGTTTGGATTAACTGTTAAAACAACCAGCGATGGCCGCCAAGTTGCTGTCAGCGCACCTTACCAAGCAGTAAACGGTGTAAGTGCAGCAGGTGCAGTCTACGTATTTGATCGCAGCATTGAATCGTTTATTGCCAACGGCACTACATACACAACTCAATACACTATTGGTTCTACTAGCCGCGTAACTGTAAATGGTAACATCGTGTCTACGGGCTACACAGGTGCTGGCACTACAACATTGACATTTACTAACGCTCCTGTTGTTGGCAGCTTGATTGCAGTTGAAACTAACAAGATTCAGTTGCTTGAAACACTAACAGCGCCAGTTCCAAAGAGTGGTGCAGCATTTGGTACAACAACTTACATTGCCGGTAACGATGCAGATGTCTATGTTGCAAGTCCTGGTTACAGCGTTCCTGGCTACTACAGCGGTATTGTATATCGCTTTGTAAACCAAGGCGCCAGCTACGGTACAATTACCAGCACAAACTACACACCTGTGATCAACACAGGCGATAACTTCCGTATTAACGGTTTCAACATTAGTGTAACAGGTAACACAGTTGCCAACGTTGCAGCGGCGGTTAACAGCGCAAACATTCCTGGCATTACTGCTATTGCACAAAGCTATGGTGGACTGACACTAACCAGCAATGTAGTAACTCCATATCAGAAACTGGTATTGAGCTCAGGTTCAACCAGTTTGTTGGCCAACTTGGGCATGATGGTCTACAACAATGTACAGACTCTACAGCATCCGGCAAGTGATGATGTAAATCAATATGGTAGCCAAGTGATTGCAAGCCCAGACAGCGCAAGTCTAGTAATTGCAGCCAACGGTGGTAGCACTGAAAATAGCACCACATTTGATAGCAATACAACTACATTTGATATCAGCACAGCAATCTTTGTTGATACTATTGAGGGTTCAGGCATGGTATACGTTTACGGACTTGTAAACGGTACATTCTCAACTACAGCACAAGATCAATATGTATTGGTACAACGTCTGCAAAACAACAAGCTAAGTCTAAATGATCAATTTGGTTACAGCGTTGCAATGAACGCTAAGACCATGTTGGTTGGCGCCCCTGGTGACAGCAACACAATGACATTTGACCCCGTCAGCGGTGTCTACACACCTATCCCAAGTGCAGGTACTTATTATACCTACAACAACTTTACAGGCAATGTTGGCTGGGATGTAATTGAACAACAATCGCCAAAAGTTGATATCAACAGTGTTGGTAGAATGTACTTGTTCAATGCAAATACCAATATTATTTCAACTCCTCTAGACTACATTGACCCTGCCAAAGGCAAGTTGTTGGGTGCAGCCCAAGAAGATTTGGACTTTATCACAGCCTACGACCCAGCAGTTTACAACGTAGTTGGTGGTGTAGACAGCACTCCTAATCTTGCCAACAGCGTAGACTTCCACTGGGGCCCAGAGCAAAAAACCAAGACTTGGTGGAACACTGGGTCTATGCGCTATGTTGATTACGAGCAAGGCGATCTAGTTTATCGTGCCAACAACTGGGGCAGAATGTTCCCGGGCAGCAAAATTCAAGTTGCAGAATGGGTTGAAAGCGACATGCCTCCGAGCGCATATCCTGGACCAGGTACAGCACTCTATCCAGATAACAGCGCCTATGTTGTTGAAACAGTAATCAACCCTAACAGCAAGCTGGCTACTAGCAAGTACTACTACTGGGTAATTGATAAAAATACTGTTGAACTTGACAGTGTGCATATCAACACAGTTAAAACAATCCAAGAGATTATTGCTAATCCGCAGGCACAGAACATTCCTTACGCAGCAGTATTACGTGACGATACAATCAGCTTACACGGTATCAGCACTTACCTAAGCGGCAACAGCACAATATTCCACAGTGACTATGACACATTGAAAAATACCAATGTCATACACAGTGAATTCCAGCTGGTGCAAGAAGGCAACAGCAGCAGCACAATTCCTGTACGTATTGTTGAAAAACTCGTTGACAGCTTGAGCGGCGTTGACTTCAACGGTGCAGCAGTACCTGACACATCACTGGCACCACAAAGTCGCATTGGTCTTGGGGTATATCCAAATCAAACCCTGTTTGTTGACAGACTAGCGGCAATTAAAAACTGGGTAGAATATGTCAATGGCATATTGATACAGTACCCAATTGTTGAAGAATTCAACATCAACGCTTTGTACGATTCTGCACCACTACCAGATATTTCAACATATGATGTTGAGGTTGCTACTCGTGCAGAATTGGACTATGTAGAGACTACAAAGATATCTTCAAGTTATGTTGCTCTAGTCCTAGCAGATGAAACACTAAGTGGACTATGGAGCACCTACACTTGGAACGGTACTGCTTGGACATTTACCAGCAAGCAGAGCTACTACACTCCATTCTACTGGAGCAAAGCAGATTGGTATGATAGTACCTACGACTCAACAACATTGCCTACTCACGTGGTTGCAACTACAGTTGATATTGCTACTCTATCTCTAACAACTGGCGATACAGTTAAAGTATTGAACAATGGTAACAGCCAGTTCAATGTCTACAGAGTTAATAGTGACAGCACAGTAAGTCTAGTTGGTATACAAAACGGTACTATACAGTTGAACAACAACCTGTACACAACCACAGTTGCAGCCAACGAAATTCGCATTATCTTTAATGCAATCAAAGACAGTATCTTTGTTGACACACTGAAGGTCAACTTCAACAACATGTTCTTTGTCTTGATCAACTATATCTTGACAGAACAGCCAAATGTTGATTGGGCGTTTAAAACCAGCTTTATCAGCATCTTACACAAGTTGCGTAAACTTGATCAGCCTGCAAACTATGCACCTGACAACCAAAACTACTATGAGCAGTACATTAACGAGGTCAAGCCATACAGAACCAGCATTCGTGACTACTTGATTGACTATCAAGGTAACGATGAATACTTGGGCGATACTTCAGACTTTGACATTCCTAGCACATTCATTAGTGCATACGGCGCTTATCGTAGTCCAAACGGCACAGATGCACGTGACTCAATTTGGTTAAGCACATTGCCACAGTACAGCCAATGGTACAACAACTACACATTTGGTATCAGTGAAGTGTTGGTTGCCAATATTGGTGCAAACTACTCGCTAACACCTACGGTAACAGTAGTTGGTGGGGGCGGATCGGGTGCAGTTGTCAACGCCATTGTTGATTTTGGCAATGAAACTATTACTGGATTTGAAGTTGTTAAACCTGGCAGTGGATACACTAGCCAGCCAACCATCTTTATCAATGGTACAGGTACAGGAGCAACTGGTTACGCCAAGTTGAAGAACCATTACATAATTGACAGTTTGCCAACTACAGTATTGACAGCCAATAGCAATGTTACTACCTATGTGGGCAACATTATTACACAGGCCAATACTGGTGCAACAGGCATTGTTTACACAGCCGGAACTGGAAACACCATCACATTGATTGATACTGTAGGTACTTTCAACACTACAGAGTATATCTATAGTGATGCTGCGAACCTACACACAAACGTAACCAGCATTACTAGCCATACACAGTTTATCAACAAGAGCTACAACACGGCTAGAAACTTGGATGTTACACTAAACTTTGATCGTGTCAGCTATAGTAGCAATATTATTGCTTGGCAACCAAACATTACTGTAACTGCTAACTCTTATGTGAGCTACAACAGTACAGCCTACAAAGCATTGGCTAATGTCTACAGCACAGCAATTTTAACACTGAGTGGAAATGCTTCTGCTAACATTGGCGATTATGTAACACAGGCAAACACTACAGCCAACGCACGAATAATTGCAATTTCAAGTAATCATCAATTGATTACTGTGGCAAATATTACCAACAACTATCAACGCCGCAGCGGAAATATTCGTGTCAACGGTATTGATGCAAATGTACGTCCTGTAGTTGTTAACAACCTGTTTGACTATACAAAATATCAAGCACTAACTTCAACCCAAGTTGGTACAGCAGCAGATCGTATACAGTCATACTACAGTCCTACTAGCGGAATGCCTGGTAAAGATCTAGCACAGTTGATGAGCGGAGTTGAGTACCCAGGAGTTGAAGTAAGCGGTGTTACCTACAACGCCAACAGCTCAATATTCAGCAGCAACTTGATCTACACTAGAGCAGCTAACACAGCTATCTTTAGTGCCAACGTTACTATCCCAAGTTTGACTGTTACAACTCAAGCATCGGCAGTTGTCTATACAGGCAACGTTATCACACAGGCCGTTACAGGTGCAACTGGTACTGTCTACAGCACCAGCACTGGAACTACAATGATATTGACCAATGTGGTTGGCACATTCTTGCCTGGATATTACTTATCTGCAGAGTACGGCAACTTGAACACCACAGTGTCAACAACTGCCAGCTTTACACAGGTAACCAATCAAAACTTGGTTGACTTCACTGCATTAAACTACAGCACAGGTCAACCATTGGTATTGATAAACAAAGATGCAAATACTGAGTACAATTTGACTATTACCAGTATTGAACCTTGGAGAATATTGGTAACTGGATTACCTCCAACAATCAACGTTGGTGCAAATCTAGCGTTGAAATACTATGATTTCAACAATCCAACTTACCTAGACAGTATTATTCAAAGCAACTATACCACAGGCAATACAGCAGTTAACCTAGATGGCGGTGCTTACTATGATACCTATAGTAGCCACGCACCTGAAGAACTAGTACCTGGTGTAACCTATGACAACTTGAACATGTTGGTAACAACCAAGTTCAACAACGGTTCGACCAGCGCTACCTACAGAATTGAACATGACATGACCTGTAATGTAGCAAGTTCTAATACTGAACTGTGGCCCAAATACTATGGTATTAGCCCAACTCACACCACTACGCTGAGTGCAAACTTGAATATCGCTGACAGCAATATACATGTTACAAATGCCAGCGTACTGACTGCACCTAACGCAGCCAAACTGATCCCGGGTACAGTATTCATCAATGGTGAAAAGATTGTGTTCTGGGGCATTGATACTGTCAATAATGTACTTTTCAACATCCGCAGAGCTGTAGATGGCACAGGCGCACCCGCTGTACAGGCAGCAGGATCTAGTGTAGTTGAAGCAAACTTGCCAGAATTGATTCCTGGCGGAACTGATGTTCACACCACTACTTGGTTGAATTTACCAGTGGGCGGAGCACAGCAGATTACAGACAATTTTGGTACACAGATTGTGGATAATACCGGAAATGTGCTTACAACTACTGGACAGACAGCTGGTGCTGTAACAGACGGACGAGGACTAGAAAACTCAAGTACTGTACAAGCAGTTTTCATCAGAGGTTTAACCTAAATAAATATACAAAAGGCCTAGAGATTTAACATGACAATTACAATTACCGCGTTACCCTTACAGGGAACCGTACTAGATACAACGCTGATCCCAGTGGAAACTGCTGGAGTCACGGGGCATATTGCTGCAACTTCAATTAAAAACTACATTAGTTCAGCTACACTAACTTCAATCGCTGCATCTAGCGCAACACTTGGCCCAACTACTGTGGCAGGTACATTGAGTTCAGGTGCATTTACTGCTTCTAGTGTAGCCACCACAGGCGATGTGGTCATTGGCGGAAACTTGATCATTGTTGGTCTAGAAAGCGTTGGGGGCAACATATCAGCACCGGGCTTTATTGGTAATTTGATTGGTAACGTAACAGGTACGTTAATAGGTAACGTACAGAGTCCTTCTTCGGGCGGTAGCGTTATTATTGGTAACTTGACAGCCTATGTCACATATCCAAATCAGCCTTACATTACTAACTTAGGTACAATCACACTAGATAAACTGACAGCTAACGCTAACATTGCCGGGGGCAACCTGTCTATCACAGGTATCAGTGTACACGGCGGCGCGATTTTGCCAACCAGCAACGCAGCAGCGGTTAACATTGGCTCTACTGGTTCTTGGTTTAACAACGTATACGGTACAGCAATTCACGCACTATATGCTGACTTGGCAGAACGTTATACTAGCGATAGTCAATACACGCCAGGTACAGTTGTGGTATTTGGAACAGACACAGAAGTAACAGCAAGTAAACAGGCCAATGATCCTCGTGTTGCAGGGGTAGTAAGTACAAATCCTGCTTATACCATGAATGCTGGTGTTGACGGTGTTGATGTTGCCCTGCAGGGACGTGTGCCTTGTCAAGTAACAGGCGAAGTAAAACGAGGAGATTTGATGGTGACCAGCTCTATCCCAGGCGTGGCAATGGCCAGCAGCGCACCAGCAATTGGTACAGTAATTGGTAAAGCCCTTGGCACACATACTGGATCAACTGTGGACATGATAGAAGTAGTAGTCGGCAGAATCTAACGATAAATATAGAATAACCAGAGAACCAACCATGAGTAAAGATACAGTACGTCAGCCAGATGATCTAAGTGGAATTTATGTTGCAGGACATATCAAAATTTTCAATCCAGAATCTGGAGAAGTTTTTGTCAACAAACGCAACGCTATTCACTATGAGAATATCAGTAGTGCCCTAGCCTATATGCTGGCCAACAAAGGACAGAATTTCATTTATGAAATGCACTTTGGCAACGGCGGAACCAGTGTTGACCCAACTGGCGTTATCACTTACTTGCCACCAAACACCACAGGACAAAGCAGTAACCTGTACAGCGCAACCTACAGTAAGGTCGTTGACGATACAGCGGCTGCAAACGGCAACCCAAGTCAAAACTATATTCAAGTACGTCACATTCCCGGGCAAGTCTACACAGACATTCTAGTAAGTTGTTTGCTAGACTACGGTGAACCCAGTGGACAAAGTGCATTTGATAACAGCCAAACACTAACAGATACCTACACATTTGACGAGTTGGGACTATTTGGACGCAGCACCGATGGAACTAGTGGACTAACAACCACAGGACCCATGTTGACACACGTTGTTTTCCATCCTGTACAAAAATCATTGAACAGACTTATTCAAGTAGACTACACAGTGCGTATTCAAACATTAACTAACTTGAGCGCGATTGGATAATAGATGTCATACTCTCTTAATAAAACAACTGGCGAATTACTAATTACGCTACTTGACGGTACAGCAGATGGCCCAGATATTAACCCGGGTCAGAACGTTGCCGACCTGGATCTGTTTGGTAAAAACTATCCCTTATACGGTCAATACTTAGACGAAAACTTTATCAAGTTGCTGCAAAATTTTGCCAGCACAACTGCCCCAGCAACTCCCTTGCAGGGTGAGCTGTGGTACGACCTTAGCGTATCCGGCAACTACATATTGAGAATTTACAATGGTACACAATGGTTACCTGTAACTCCTGTTTGGGTATCACCAACGGCACCTACTACAACACAAGTTGGCGCACAATGGTGGGACAGTACCAACTATCAGCTGAACATGTACAATGGCAGTGGTTGGAGTTTGATTGGTCCGTCTTGGAAAGCACCCGATGGCAAGAGCGGTGCTATTGTTGAAGACGTGCTTGATACTGTGGCAGTAACTCATACAATCATCAAGTTTTATCACAATAACAATGTCACAGCTATCAGCAGTAACGATCAAGAATTTACACTAAGTCCTGCAAATCCTATTGCAGGTTTTACAACAATTCACCCGGGTTTGACTCTAGCAACTGGCAACAATAACCTGTTTACAGGCACTGCTACTAACGCATTGAACTTGGGTAACATTGCTGCAATTAACTATGCTCGCAATGATATTGACAACACCTTCTATGGTAATGTAACTATTGGTGGCGGCAATCTTGTAATATCAACAAACAGCGGAGTTGGCTCTAGTAGATTTATTAACAGCGTACTGAGCGGCAACGTTAGTTTTTACGCTAACCTAAGTGGTGCAAGCACAAGACTATTGTCAATAAACGGCTCAACAGGTGAAGTTACAACTAACCAAAATCCAACTAGTGCGTTGGGTGTAGTCACTAAACAGTACAGCGATAACAGTATTGCAGTGGCTATATCACCATTGGCACCGCTAGCAAGTCCAGCGCTCGTGGGTATTCCTACAGCACCAAACGTTGCCTTGGCCAGTGCAAATACTGCACAGGTTGCAACAATGGCATCTGTACAAAACGCCATTACTAACGGAAATACTGCACCTTGGCTAGGAAGTCAAAAGACAGTGAGCACAAACTTACCTACTAACGGAATTGGCAATCCTGGTGATTTCTGGTTCCAAGTTTAATACATGACAATACCTAATTCCGCAATTAAGTATGGACTGGGCGTAACATACATAAAAGATTCTGGCACTTATAAACCTCTTAAAGGTGCCTGGATCGAGCAGTCTGACGGCACTTGGGCGCCAGTTAAAACAGGCTGGGTATGTCATGATGATGGCACATGGGAAAGAATCTATCCAACTCCAAAAGGCATATTTACTCCCAACGTTGCGGCTATTAATGCTATTCCTTATCAACGCTATACCGACACCCCTAAAGTAGTTAATATTCTAAACACTGGCGATTACGACTTAACTATCAATAATATTGTCATCAATGATAGCACAGGTAACTACAGTACCTTTGCACATCAATTTCCATCATTGCCAATTACTCTAGCGCCAAATCAGTCAACTAATATATCCACAACTATATATGGATCCACAGTTGGTTCGTTCGCAGGCAACTTGTATTTTACAAACTACATTGGGTATTTTGGATATTCTAACGTCAGCCTGCCAGTGAATGTCACCGTGCGCCCTGACTATAACGGTATTGCAACCAATCCAACAACTTTGGCTAATTTGTACTACTACGAATATGAAGGTACAACCAACTACAGTTATTCAAGCCCTGGTTCATATTCTTTCACTATTCCCAGCGGCACCAATTATATTGCAGTAACTCTTGTTGGTGGGGGAGGCGGTGGTGGTGGTAATGATAGTCAGTTAGGTCATACGGGTTATGCAGGTCATGCAGTAACTGGCAATTTGGCAGTGAGCACCGGTGATACTATACAGATCTATGTTGGTGACGGTGGTAGTAATGGCTATACTGGATCTGGCAACGGTGGCGGGGCTGGCGGTTATAGTGCTGATGGTTATGGTGGCGGAGCTGGTGGCAATGCCGGTCCTGCAGGATCATCGGGATCAGGTGGTGGCGGTGGAGCAGCCACTGTACTTAAAAAGAACGGTACAATCATTGCTGTAGCTGCCGGAGGTGGTGGTGGTGGTGGCGGTGGTAACGGAAGAATTTTCCTAGGCTACGAACAAACATCCGACACAAGTGATTTTGCTATCAATTATTATCAACCAGTCTACATTACTGATAAAACATCGGGAACTGGCAAAGGACAAGTTGGCTACGCAAGTAACGGCACAACCTACGGCGGAGCAGGAGCATACAAAGGCGGCGATGGTGGCGGTGCTGGCGGTGGGGGTGGTGGCCAATATGGCGGACAAGCTGGATCTTTGGTTGATGGAGATAATGGTGCCTACAGTGGCAGCGATGGTGCAGATCTTGTGCCAAGTGGTTGGACTTCAAGCAGATCCAATAACGGCGGCGGCGTTGCTGTCGCAGGTGGCGCAGGTTCCGCAAGCGTAGTTGAATACGGTTATGTAGCCAGTGCTGAACAAACTATTACTATTACAAACAGCGGCAACGGTGCTGATCTCAATATAGCCAATGTAACTACTGCAAACGGTTATGTACAGGTTGTAAGCCTGGCCAACACCAATATTGGATTTAATTGGGACACTCGCACTGGCAATACAACAACAATGGTTGTTGCACCAATTGCCATGCCAAGCAAAACCTACACAGACACTATTATTATCAACAGTGACGCACAAAATGCACGTGCTCTTAAAATACCAGTTACAATCAATGTAATACGCCCTAGTGGTCATAACGTATTTGAGACACCAGGCGTACACTATTGGACGGTGCCTGACCATGTACATCGCATTACCATGTTTGCTGTAGCTGGCGGCGGAGGCGGTGGTGGTGGCGTATCCAACAACGTTGTCCTCCAAGGTGGGGGAGGCGGTGGTGGTGGATCTGGCGGATATTCTACATCAACGGATGTTGCAGTAACGCCTGGAGAAACATTGACTATTACTGTTGGGGATGCTGGTACTACTGGACGTATTGGACAAGTCAAATACTATACAGCCACTAGCAGCAGTTGGAGCTCGTTCATGAATAGTCACGCTGTCTGGGTCAGCCCTGACGGTATTAGTCCGCTCAACACAGAATATCTATCTAATAGGGTGTTAATTGTTCCTACAGCAGGATACTATACGTTTGCTGCCCAAGCAGACAATATTGTAAAAGTTCTAGTTGATGGTTATCCTATAATAACTTCAAATAGTGCGGCTACTAGTACAACTGCCAACGTATTCTTAGCGCCTGGTACAAGATCGCTTGCATTCCGTGCAACCAATACTGGCGGCATTGGCGGATTTGCTGTAACAGTACAAGACTCTACTAATACCATAATATGGGATACAAGAACACTACTAGATCCTGGTGCAGGACAAACTGGACAATCTACCACTATCAGCGGTAGTTTTGGTACTATTACTGTGGGCGGTGGCTCACCTGGAGGTAGTGCTTATAACGATGGTTCAGCACCTGGCAACAGTGGATATGACGGTGGCGGTTACGACACCGATGATGATGACGGTGAAGCTAGTGGCGGTGGCGGATGCTTCTTACCGCATACACTAATTAGAATGGCCGACGGTACTGAAAAACCAATCAGTACTATACAAGTTGGAGACATGATTGTTGAAGCATTAACTAATAAACCAACAATGGTCATTGGAGTTAAAACTCGAGAGCATGATACTGGCAAATGGGTATTTGCACTTGGTGAGGACGAAACTCCTTACATCACAGAAGAACATCCATGGTACAATGACGATGACCAACTTTGTGCTATAAGCACATTGTGTACAGAACAAGCACCATGGTTGGGCGATGTAAAAATTGTTGAAGTCGCAAACAAAGTCAAGCTGTCAAATCCAGTAATGGTCTACAATTTGATGCTGTCTACTGGAGAAAGCCATTACGCCAATGGACTAAGAGTAAACAACATCGTTAAGAACGGCGGTGCTTGGGTAATGGTACACAAAGGACTAATGGATCAAGACACTTACGAGTCTTGGGTCTACAACTTACAAAACCAGCAGATGCCTGTTCATGTACAGAAAATGTTCTTTAATGGACTGCAAGCAGTGGCGCAATATGTATTGACTCATGATACTGTTACAAGTAGAACAGTAGGAAGACTGGTTGCTTGGGGTATTAAACATCGCAGCACAATTGAAAAACCATTAGTATGGTGGGTTAACACACGCTTGAGAAACTACATTGTTAAAAAGTTGTTTAGAAAATGAAAATAAAATTTACATCTAATCTACTGCCCTTTTCTATACTGTGTAGACTCTATACAATGAGTCCAGCTAGTCATTGTGAACTAGTATTTGATGATGGTATGAGCATTTATCCAGCAATGGAAAATGGTCACATTATCATGACAAAGACCAACTACAGAAATGAAATACACTACGAACTAGATCTTACGGCGGATGAAGAAGGTCAAGTACGTGCTTGGGCCTACAGCCAAATTGGTAAGCCCTATGACTACACGGCACTGGCACCATTTAACGTACTGATTCCTAGAACCAAGAAACAGTGGAAAGATGATGCGCGTTGGATGTGTAGCGAGTTTTGTGCAATGGGGCTAGACCTAGCCGGAATAAAATTGTTCCCAGACGACTTTGCCAAAATCACCCCAGCAGACTTGCTGAACAGAATTCGATTAAGTTCAAAAGCCACAGAAATACCTAGAAAGGATTGAATATGTTTTACTCATTAGCAGATTTAACAGCAAAATTTAACAATTTAGATCAAGACAAACAGAATCAAGTTTTTAGTGAGTTGCACTCAAACATTGATATCTACAAACAGCTCGCTCCTCAATTGCCACTGGTCAAGTATGCGGCCTACGGTGAAGCCGCAGTGCCAGCAGATCAACACGGCCCTATTATTACAGCTTTCAAACAGTGGCGAGCTGATCAACAGGGAGAATAACATGGCAGGTGGAGCAGGTGGAGCAGGCGGAAGCCCCAATGGCGCAAGTGGTGCAACAGGCACAGTACAGGCGCAGGGCACAACAAACTATGCTGGTGGCGGCGCCGGAGGCAATAACCGCGCAACTATAACCGCTGGCAATCAAGTATATGGCCCGTTTGGACAGGGCGGGACAGGTGGAGATGCAGGGGCAGTAACAGGAATTGACGGCAGTCCTGGTGCTGTGGTATTGGTTTGGGGCAACGGGTAATATAGCATAAATAAGTAAAGAAACGGAATTAGTAGATGCCATATTCACTTACGCTTACAAATGGAACCCCACTGTTGACACTGGCTGACGGTACACAGGATTCGACAACCACAAGTCTATCCCTTGTTGGACGAAATTTTGCGGGATTTGGCGGATTCCTAAACGAAAACTTTATCAAGTTACTGGAAAACTTTGCCAGTTCAACAGCACCAACCAACCCCTTAAACGGGCAACTTTGGTGGGACAGCAATAACAAACATTTGAGCGTTTGGCAAGGCACCAACTGGAAAGTCATCAGCAGCAGCCAGACTGGATCTATAGCTCCTGCATCGCCAGTTACTGGGGATTTTTGGTGGAATACAGCCAGTAGTCAGTTCAACGTCTACAACGGTACACAATGGATTTCTATTGGCCCGTTCTTGTCTGTGGGCGCAGCAGTTACTTCTTTGCAAGCCAACAGTGTCAGCGATGGCACAACAACTCACTATGTTGGTAACGTTACAGTTAACAACAAACTGAGCGGGGTATTCAGCTCAGACAGCACAGCATTTGCTCCGGCTGCTCCAGTTTCGGGACTAACTATAATCAATCCAGGATTGAATCTAGTCGCCGGCCTAACAGCACTTGGCAATGCCAACGTGGCAAACCTGCAAACCACTGCTATAACTGCAACAGGAAACGTCTCGGCAGGTAATATTGTTACAACAGGCAGTCTTTCTGCAGGCAGCGCAACTTTCAGCGGAAATGTCAATTTCACAGGAAATATCACATTCCCATCAACTCAAAACTTAAATCTAAACAGTCTTACCAGTAATCTTGTACCCAGCGCCAATTTGTCGTACAATATTGGTTCTACTACCAATTGGTGGAATAATATCTACGGAACCAGCGTTCATGCACAATACGCTGACTTGGCAGAACGATTTGAAGCAGATGCCGAGTATGATTCTGGTACAGTGGTTGAATTGGGCGGATCTGCTGAAATTACAGCAGTATCAAGTGAATTAAGCGAAGAAGTGTTTGGGGTCATAAGTACTAATGCAGCTTTCGTGATGAATAGCCGAGCAGGCGACAATTCAACCCACCCTCCAATTGCAGTTCAAGGACGTGTACCAGTTAAGGTAATGGGTAAAATTCGCAAAGGTGATCGTTTAGTAAGTGCAGGCAACGGATACGCTCGTGCAGGACAACGCAGTGAAATTACCGCGTGGAACGTCATTGGACGTAGTTTAGAGAACAAAGATACAGACGGCAAAGGTGTAGTAGAAGCTGTCGTTAAATTAAATTCGTAAGGATAAAAGAAAATGTCATACGCATCAGGCGGATTAATTGCAGCAACAGACTATAATTCCATCATTGGTACTAGTCCCAGCGGCGTAGCAAACAGAATTAACACAGTTTGGTCAACTGGCAGTGGTGCTTGGGGATACGGACAAACTGCCCTAAGTCAAGTTAGTAGTGCAGGTGTTGTTACCGCCACACAATGGGCCACAGCAATTAACACACTGAACACCATTAAAACTCACCAAACAGGTACAGGCACAGGCATTGGCGCTCCTACTTCAGGTAGCTTGGTGGCATATTTGAGCACATTTCAAACTAGTGTTAACACAGCATACTCAAGCGCATTGACTTATACTGCTCAAGGTTCTACAGTAACAGGCGGCACATATTCTCCAGCCGAAACATATAGTAACTTGCAAGCCGCAGCACAATTTGCTATTGTTCGTACAGCAACATTTGCCAGTGCAGATCAGGCACGTTATTTCTTTAACGCAGGTGGACAGTTGAACTTTGTTATTTCCGGTGTAACAAACAATGATGCTACAAGTCGTAGTGGCGACATGGTAACATTGGTTGCTACTAACTTAGGCGGATTAACTGCATTCCGTGCCAACACAAACGGCGGACGCACTGGCACAGGCGGCACATCAAACACCAACAATACTGGGGTTGGATATTACGGACTAACAACCAGCAACGTTACTATACAACAGATTACCAGTACCACAAGTGGTTATACTAGCGATTATGCTAACATTGCTGTAAAAACTAACGGTTTGCAAGGTAGCAATAACGATAATGGTAGTGCAATTTCATTTGTACTAAACATGTTCAGTGCAGCACGTCCGACATTGCCTGCTCCTCCTGCTAACCCACCAGGGACAGGTTCAACAACTACCAACACAGTTGTTAACGATACTATCAACGTTACAGTCAACCATCGCATTGATGTAATCTATCCAGAAACAACCAACCTCAGCAACGTTTGGGGCGCGGTAACTATCTCCTAATTGACTTGACATCTACGCAGTATCGCGTTATACTGTGTAGATGAGTACCGAACAATTAGTTTCCCAAATCCGACAAGCTACAAGCTATCAGCAGAATAAACAGATTCTGCGAGAGAAAATCCAAACTGACTTACATTTTGCCCACAATGGAGGCTTGTTCAAAGTCACCCCCGAGCTGTTGGCATTTGTAGCCACTTGGCCCATTGACGAACTATATCTAGAAGACACATACCAAAATCCTGTAGAGATTGATCGACAGGTATTTTTGGCACAGGCACAACAACACTACCACAAAGTAATGAACCGTTGGCATCAAGCACATGACGAACTCAAACGTATCCGCAAAGTCTAAAGGTGTTGTGGTCTTTGCGTTTAATACGCAAATTGACTATGTGGCCATTGCTGACCAAACCTGCAGACTAATTGATAAGAACTTAGGCTTGCCCATTACACTGGTTACTGATCACGATGCTGTGCCTGTGTTTGCCTACGATCAAATTGTGCGAGTTGATCCGCAGGGCGCAACTTACCGCACAGAAGATGCCAGTGTACAGTGGCGTAACTTTGGTCGTTATCTTGCCTACGAACTCAGTCCCTACGATGAAACTATTGTACTAGACACAGACTACCTTGTGCTTGACGACAGCCTGCTCAAATTATTTGATACAGATTGGGACTATAGACTCATGCACCACAACAGTGATGAGAATGGGCCTAGCTATGAACAGATGGGCAATACCAGTTTGCCATTCATTTGGGCCACAGTGGTGTTATTTAGAAAAAGCCCTCGAGCCCAAATGTTGTTTGAGCTAGTAGGTAAGATACAACGCAACTACAACTATTATCGCTTGCTCTACAACATTAGAGAAGGCAACTATCGTAATGACTATGCCTTTGCTATTGCCAATATTATCATGAGCGGATATCACGTTAACGAACAACAGGGCATACCTTGGCGCATGTTTACTGTGTCTAGCCCGATAGAACGTATAGTAGCTACAGACACACAGATACATGTACACCTAGCCGACAAGGCCTTGGTACTACCATATCAAAATATACACGTTATGGACAAAGCATACTTACAAACTGATAACTTTAGGGAACTGGTCAATGAGCTCACAATTTAAAGAACAACAGGGTTTTGTAACCTTTGCAGTCAATACTAAAGATACTAACTATCTTGAACTAGCATATCTACAGTGCCTGAACGTCAAAGCAACACAAAAACAGAATAGTTATGCTGTGATTGTAGACAACGCCACTAGTGAATTAATCACAGATCAACACCGTCAAGTGTTTGACTATGTGATTGTTATGGGTGACATAAGCCATATTTTTGGCATACCCTTTGGTTACGAGGCCATGGTCAATCACTATACTCCATTTAAAGAAACCATCAAACTGGAAAGTGATCTATTGTTTACACAGAGCATTGACCACTGGTGGACCGCTTTTAGACTCAAGAATGTTTGTCTTAGTACTGGTGCAAAAAATTTTACAGGTGTTAGAAGCACAGTTCGCAAATACCGAGAAGCATTGGATGCTAACAGTTTGCCCGACGTCTATAACGGGCTTATGTATTTTAGATACAGTAGAGAAAGCACCGACTTCTTTTCAATAGCAAACAGCGTATTTCACAACTGGGTCATGATATCGCAAGAGCTACGACAGTTTGACACTATAGTACCCAGCACAGATGTAGTCTATGCTATCGCAGCAGAAATCATGGGCAGAGAAACAGTAACAATGCCTAGCATGGACTTTATCAACTTTGTACACATGAAGTCTGAGTTCAATGGTTGGAGTGACACACGCAGTTGGATTGAAACTGTCTTGAACGAACGTGACGGCGATGTTATACGCATCAACAACCTAAATCAGTATGCACCTGTACACTACTATGACAAGTCATACGCAACTAAAGAATTGATTGAATATTATGAGCAACGAGTTTTGGGCTGAGGTCAACTCACTTCTAGATACAACAATTCTGGAAGCCATAGAGTACAGAGTACACTACAACGAGCAAGGTGAGATTTATCTCTGCACCATGCAGAACCATCCCCCGGGTACTGACTATTTGGTAGTCACTCGAGATGAATACGACAGATACTTTGATTACTGTGTAGTCAATGACAAATTAAAAAAGATTGACCGCGATGCCGGCTATCGTGTACAATTACGTAAGAGTACGGTTGGCTATCGTGTTGTTAACGGACATGCCAGCCTTGTAGTCGAAGACGACTACCCACATGTGGAATACTATGAGTATAGAAAAGATTGATGTAGCAGACTTAGATGTAATATTCTTAACCTATGATGAACCAAAAAAAGAAGAATTCTGGGCCACTATCCAAAACATGGTACCATGGGCGAAAAGAGTCGATGGCGTATTGGGATCAGACGCGGCGCATAAAGCTGCCGCTGATGCAAGCGATACAGCTCGATTTATCCTCATTGATGGTGACAACATACCCGATCCAGCATTTTTTAATCAGCAGTTGGTGTTGGATGACAATACTCGCGACTGTGTTTTTAGATGGCGAGCACGTAACACGATAAATGGACTACAGTATGGAAATGGCGGACTTAGCTCGTGGACTAAGGATTTTGTTCGTAACATGCGGACTCACGAAGCCTCCGACGGGTCCGCTGAAACGCTTGTGGAATTTTGCTTTCACCCACAGTACTGGGCAATGGCGGACTGTTTCTCCACTACGTATCCAAATGGATCTCCATTCCAAGCCTGGCGTGCAGGATTTCGTGAGGGTGTTAAGATGTGTTTGGACAGAGGCGCCCGACCAAGTCTCGCTGAGTTCAACTCTAGGGTGGTCTCAAGAAACTATGACAATCTTTGTATCTGGCAGACAGTCGGGCAAGACGTGGACAACGGGCACATGGCTATACACGGTGCCAGACTGGGCACTTATCTCACAATGCTTACAGACTGGGACTACACAGAAGTCCAAGACTTCGCCAAGCTCGAACGACTATGGAACAAATACAGTGCAGTAGAATATATGTGCGAAGACTTTACATTTGAAGTTGATACTGCACTAAAAACCAGACTTGGGTTACCCGTTACATCTTTAAATGCAGAGCAAAGTCGTTTCTTCAAACATCACTACAAGAGCAACTTCAAAAATCAAGGGATAATGATTCGTGAGTAAAAGCGATTTTATGTCAAGTGCAGAGGATATGCGGGATAAACTAGGTCCAGCACTGTGCTTGGCTAAATGGCAACAAGTCAGTTTGCATTTGCCCACTGGACTGACAAACAGTTGCTATCATCCACCCCTGCATCAAATTCCAGTTGAGCCACTCGAAACAAATCCTGGCGCACTACACAATACCGAGCACAAGAAACAACAGCGTGTCATAATGCTGAAGAATGAACGCCCGAGCGAATGTAACTATTGCTGGACACAAGAAGACTTAGGCAACCTAAGCGACAGACATTACAGGAGCGGCGAACCTTGGGCCGCAGAACACTATGCCACAATTAAAAACAGTACAGGAGTCGAAGACGATGTTGTTCCTAGCTACGTGGAGGTCAACTTCAGTAGTGCTTGCAATCTACGTTGCAGTTATTGCAGTCCTCAGTATAGTTCTAGCTGGGCCGACGAGTCCAGTCGTTACGGCGCATATCCTACTAGCGTACCTCACAACTCACCTGATTATTTTGTGGGCCAGAGACGACCCATACCTGCCCGAGAGTACAATCCGTATGTGGAAGCGTTTTGGGAGTGGTTCCCGACTCTGTATCCTCAACTGAAACATTTTCGCATGACTGGTGGTGAACCACTCATGGACCGGAATACCTATCGAGTTTTTGACTATGTGTTGGCCTTGCCCAAGCCAGACTTGCACTTAAATGTCACAAGTAATTTCAGCGTAGAACCTAAACTGTATGACAAATACCACGACTATGTTAAACGCTTGTGCGATACACAAATCGAACACTTCATGCAGTATGTAAGTTTGGATACAGGCATACACGAACACGCTGAATACGTTCGCGATGGCTTGGTCTACAATCGCTTGTTTGAAAATGTACACCGTTTTCTAGACAAGATCCCCAATCGCAATAGCCTTACATTTATCATCACAATGAACAATCTCAGTGTACTAGGACTGCAAAATCTACTGCAATGGATTCTGGAACTACGCAGACTCTACAGTAAAACATATCAACGAGTTTGGTTTGACACACCCCTGCTACGCACACCTACATGGCAAAGTCTGCAAATACTGCCCGCTGTCTATGCTGACCGATTGGAACGTGTAGCAGATTGGATGGAACTAAATCTCATGCCCGAAGATGGCTACGTAGGATTCAAAGACTACGAGATACAACGCCTGCGCCGTGACATAGATTGGATGAGAGCTGGTAGCAAACTTGATCCTGATTATGTTAAACTACAACGTGCAGACTTCTATCGCTTCTTTAATGAACACGATAAACGTAGACACACAGACTTTTTAGCAACATTCCCACAGATGAAAGAGTTCTGGGAAGAGTGTAGATACCATGCCCAAAATCAATAACGAAACAGACTTAGAATACAAACGCAGAGTAATTGACATCAAAAGTGAATCATTCTGTGCAGCCAAATGGTACAACGCAACCATATGGCTTGGCAGCGGACAAACAACCAGCTGCCATCATCCATTGCCACACGCCATTGACCTAGACGATGTACAGCGCAACCCTAAGGCACTTCATAACACGCAAAAGAAAAAGATGGAGCGTGAGCAGATGCAAAAGGGTGAACGTCCTAGCGGTTGTGAATACTGCTGGAAGATTGAAGACATGGGGCGGGACAGCATCAGTGACCGTGTATACAAAACAGTAATTTATTCAGATGAGGATTTAAATGCAGCATTTCGTACCCCAGCAAGCAACGACGTCAACTTACAAACACTGGAAATTGCCTTTGATAGGACTTGTCAGTTTGCTTGTAGTTACTGCAACCCAGCTTTTAGTAGTACTTGGGTTAACGACATTAAGCGGAATGGACCATATACCAACTTGGTTAGTGACGG